TACGCTCAAACTACTTACACTTCGTTTTGATTAAAGTAATAGATATGAATTAAAGCAATATTACGTAGTAATATTGTAATTGCTTCATGTAGATTGTTTCAGTCAGACGGAACCTACTACGGTTCCATCTAATCTCAAAGTTTGCACTTCATGTGAGTTCGTCACAGCCGAGATTCGGAAGTAGGTGTTTTCACTGTTCAATGGGCTCTGACCTTTCCCAACCTACGTCGACATCGCTTACGCTACCTCTCGCTTCGTTCCTGTTGCTAAAGAGTTTTTATGAACATTGTGGTTCTTGACTAACAGCAACTAGCCTATATTGATCGTTATGGTTCGTATGAATCAATATGTTTCGTGTGTGGTTCTCACGCCACCCTTTACACAGCGGAATTATCTATCTGGCCCGCTATCCTTATGTGCTGTATTGATTTGCCTATATATTTTGTAAGTGTTCTTTTAGAATTTTTGATCCACCAACTCTAACATTAATAATACCATTATAGTATTCATCTGTTTCGAGTACTCTGCGTTCAAACTGTTCTCGTGCCTCTAAGTAACTTGCAATGCCTCTGCTTGGACAATAATGTAATATTTCTCTAGTAAAGTTATCTTCGCCTAGTTGTTCAACGTCTGCGTTAAGTCTATCACTAGATCCCCAATAAGTTTGCCAGTCACTTTCTTTTGTTCCACGTCTTTTGTTTTTTTTGCCTTTTAGCGGGGGCTTTGTTGTCTTGAATTTTGCTAGTTTTTTGCCTACGTACTTCATGCCATTGACTTTATTTGTTATCAAGTAGACAAATGCTTCAACGCCTTCAGGCATTTCTTTCACTTTTTTACCTTGATAAGTCCATTGCATATTGGTACTTACCGTTGCCTATGATTCTGGGGCCTCGTTCTTGGAATTATGCTTGTGATGTATCTCGTCCATACGTTCTTTTGCTAGTGATCGTATCTCACGTAACCACTTTCTGCTCTCACGATGCGTTCGTACAGAGTTACGAGCCTCAAACTTTTCGTTTGCCTTAAAGTATGCCATATATGCCTTAGTCAATTTATCGTGTGTATCGTCATTCATTGTGTATTTCTACATCGTTCTCATATGATGTAAAGCCATTTTCCTTTATAACCTTAAGAACGTGTGTTACTCTTCCTACTAATTCATCTTTATGGGATATAAGATAAACATTCTTCTGTCTTTCTCTACCCATCTTCTTCAAAATACCTAAAGAGTTTTCAACTCCGCTAGTATCCATTCCGCTATCAATCAACTCATCAATAAACAATAAGTTGATATTCTGATATAAACTTTCCCAAACATCTCTAAATGCAAAACTCATACCAAGTATAAGTCTATTACGCTCGCCCCTACTTAAATTATCAAAGTCTAGGTCTTGTCCTAGTTGTGTAATCTCAACTGACAAGTCATTTTGGAATACAACACTATGTGGTAATCCAAGTTTGTCAAGATAATTTGTAAGTCTGTTGTTTAGGTATGCTAAGTTTTGATCAATAATTTTCTTACGAATAAAACTATCTTTGTTTGTTAATAGTTTTAACATAAAGTCTTGATGTTCTTTTAGACTTGTCAAATTGTTTACAGTGTCCCAGTTAATTTCTTGGATAGCACTATTGTTTAATTCATCAATTTGTTCTTGATACGGATCAATTTCAGTTTTAGAACGATCAAGTGCTTCTTGTAATTGTGCTACGTTTTGTTTATGATCATATACTTCTTTAATAGTTTCATAGAACGCTGTAGGCTTACCATTAATATCACCAATGTCAGTAAGAGACTTTGTTACATCTATAACTTTATCACTTACTTCTGTTTGATATGCTATTGCATCTTCAAGTTCTTTATTCTTTTTAACTGCTAGTTCTTCTTTTTTCTCATCATGTAGCTCTTGACCACATGTATGACATGTACCTTGATCTAAGTTTTCTGCATCTTTTTGTGCTTTTTCAACACTTCTATCTGCACGTACTAATGCTGGCTCTAATGTGCTTAACTCTTTTTTAAGAGCCAAAATAGCATTATTTTTTTCTTCCCAAGTAGATAGTTTTTCGTGTTTATCTAGTTCATCTTCTACATCTAAATGTTCTAATTCGTCAATTGAGCGTTCTAGTTTAGCAATGTCTTCTTTTTGTTTTGTATTCCAAGCACTTTGTTTTGTTTGCAAACTACGTACAGTTTCACCAATACGTGTATTACTAGTTTCAATAGCATTAATACGAGCCGTTTCGTCTGTAATTGCTTCTTTAGTTTGTCTTACTTTTTCTTTAAGTACTTCTGCCTTTTCAGACAATATTGTAATACCAAGTAATTGTTCAATAATATCTTTTTGATCATTAACTCGCATACTTAAGAACGGTTCTGTGTATGTGTTTAGTGCAACAATATGCTTAAACATATTATGCGACATACCTAATAGATGTATAATGTCTTCTTGCGTTTTACGTGAATCGCCTTGCGACTCATCTAGCATTTCTTGCTCTTGACCGTCTACATAAAACTTTAATAAGTTAGGACCACGTCCTCTTTCAATCTTATAATCACGCCCATCTTTTTCAAAAGACAGCGTAACTAACATACCTTTGTTGTTAGTTTTATTAATTAAATTATTGCGTTTAATATTTGTTAAAGCAAGCCCGTATAAGGCATAACTTAATGCATTAATAATAGTAGTCTTACCTGTACCGTTACGTGATCCGCTATCATCGCCACCTTGGTCAAGGTTTTCTCCTAGCACAAGTGTTAGTTGTTGTTTATCAAAATCAACTGCTTGGGTCTGATTGCCCACACTCATGAAGTTCTTTACGGTTAAACTTTTTATTTTAATCATAGTTCGTCATAAATTCCCAATAATAACTTCTTGTCGTAGTTTTCTGTATCCAATGCAGTAATTTCTTTAGTAACAATTTCATCTACACTTTCAAATGTACTAATGTCAATGTCTGTATGTATTTCTTCGTCTTGCTGACTAGGAATTAATGTAATTTCTCTGCAATCGTATTCATTAATAAATGTTTCTTTGATAAAACTTGCTTCCTCGTAACTAATTGGAAGATCAAGTGTTACTCTAAGATACATTTTGTTTTTAAGTAGTGTGTCTTTTTCGTCTAGTAGTTGACTAAGTTTAACTGTACGATACTTAGGACAGTCAAGCCAATCAATATAATGAGGTTCTTTGTTATTTTCTTTATCAAGTATCATCATTCCACGTTTATCATCCCATGCATCTGCATAGTTGTGTGGAAAAGCATTACCCATGTAATGTACTGCACCTTGTACTTGACGTTTGTGGAAGTGTCCACTAAACACATAATCTTGATGTTTGAAATGTTCAGCTTTTAATTCACCGTGATCAGGCATCTGTACCATTGCGTTCATATAGAAACTAGGCAGTTCAAAGTGACCAAACATATATTTTGTTTTTATGCTACTAATCTTCTTCCATTCTTCGCCAACAAGCCAAGGAACTAATGCAACATCATCTTCAACTAGTATTTCATCAACATATGTAATACCAGGAATATGTTTACCAAACTCTACACTGTAAACATCACGTTTGTCTTTGTAGTACAAGTCGTGATTACCTGCAAAAAAGTAAAACTTTTCAAATGCCGCACCTAATTTTTCTAGGCAACGTGTAGTTGCATCTAGTGTTTGTACATTAATGGTATTTCTATTGTGATGCCAATCACCACAAAAAATACCGGTTTCACAACCGTTAGCTTTTGCTTGTTCAATAAACCAATCTACAAAGTCTTCACAATCTTGTAGGTGTAGTCTACTGTTAGACTTCAATCCAAGATGAATATCTGTAAATACTGCCGCTTTTTTAAACATCCGTACTCCTCTTTTGTATATTATACGTTATATTTTAATATAAGTCAAGCGTTTTTGGATGGATTTGGAACAGGTTTAGCTTCTTGTGTTTTAACACGATCCCATTCGCCTTGTGCTTGCCTAGTATAACTAGGATTCATATTGTTCATTTCTAATATATCATCTCTAATATTCTGATTGCGTTTTTCAATATTAATAACTCTTACAAATGAGTTAGTAACTGCCGCAGTATAATAAGCAAACGGATTGTTAGACTTTGATTCGTCAAACTGTAAACCAATTTGTGCTAACTGTAGAATTGCTTGTCCACGCATTTCATCATTGTAAGTATATCCACGTACATTGCCTCTTGTTGCGTATCTATCACATAACTTCATCCACATCATAGCAAGTTTGTTAGTTGCTTTACCGTGTGCTTTGTTAAAGTATCCGTTATCCATACCACCTTCCCAGTGGCTTTTTCCAACACACACTAAACTATCACCGTCGTCAAATTTATAATGTTGAAAAGGAGGAAAGTTTAACTTAACTCTATAGTCTGCTGGTGTTTTAGGATTCTTTTTCCGTCCCGGTTCTTCTGGAATATGTTCAAATGACATAATCCTAAAAATTAACTCGTCTTTTTGTATCTTTCTATAGTCAATTTCAAACTCAGCAAGTTTTACTCTTTTACCTGCTAATTTTGCGGCTTCAAAGGCTTGTTGCTGTAAGCGTTTTGCTTTATTGCGTTTTGCTTCAGCTATTGTTCTAATATTAATTTTACCAATTTCTGGTAAGATTATATCAAATTGGCCATATTCAGGATCAACATAACTACAGAATGTAGTCTTTGATTTGTGTATTTCCTTTAATATGTCCTTGTTGTTTAGATAATTTACACGTTTATTCATATTTTCTCCAATTGTTTGTTATATTATAAACTACTCTGTTAATAAAGTCAACTAAATAATGTATATAGGAGACAATTAATTATGGCAAGAGAAGACGGACCAGGTACACGACAAGGAACCCCGCCAAAAGGTAAAACAGGCACTAAATCGGCAGGACAAAATCCATTAACTAACATTCCTGAATTTGTTTCAGGCGGTATCGAAAAAATGAAAGATATCGGCCAAGACATGTTTTCAGACGTAGCAGGAGATTTAGGCTCTAAGATGCGAGGCAAAAATCTTCCTGGAAAAGGTTCTAATAATTTTGAAGCTAAAGAAAAAGCATATTTTAGTACTGAACTTGAAAATAAAGATTGGCGAGTCAAATTATCTGTTCCTCCGTCAATTGCCGCAGATGGGTTGCTGTCTCCCTTACAAGAATCTACTACAGGTGGACACATGGTTTTTCCTTATACACCTACAATTATTATTAGTCATTCAGCCGCATATAATACTGTAAGCCCTATACATAATAATTATCCGTTCTTTGCGTATCAGAACTCACAAGTGGAAGCAATGACTATTGTAGGACAATTTTATTGTCAAAATAGTGTGGAAGCACGATATTGGATGGCATGTTTGCATTATTTAAGAACAATGACTAAAATGGATTATGGTTTGAACAGCACAGGATCTCCACCACCAATTGCAAAATTAAATGGATATGGAGATTATGTTTTTAATAATGTTCCAGTTATACTACAAAACTTTACAGTTGATATGCCTAATGAAGTTGACTATATTAGCACAGCATTTACCACTGGACCAAAGTTGACAGGAGCAGACGCTCGCCAGGCTATGATGAATCCAGAAGGTGGAACAAAACTTAATTATGGTTGGGCACCAGCAGAATCACAATTTTCAATTACTGTACAACCTATATACAGTAGAGCTAAACAGTCTCAATTTAACTATACAGACTTTACTAACGGATCTAATCTTGGACAAGGATATATTTAATGAGTAGCCCATACAAAAATACACAATCGCAACTAAACGGTGCTCTTGATATTTTAACAATCAGACCTGTGCCAGCATATGCTGATGATCCGTTATATACTATTGAGCCACAGTATACACATAGACCAGATTTACTAGCTCATGATATGTACGGGTCAAACAGACTATGGTGGATATTTGCACAACGAAACTTAGACGTTATCGAGGATCCTATTTACGATATGGTTCCAGGTGTACAAATTTTTTTGCCGGACCCTAAACGTGTTAAAGAACTAATAGGAGAATAAATTTGTCTACATACCGAAAGGATCCTAAAACTGGACAAACACTAATCACTCCAGGTAATAAAGTAGATCCATTAAATAAAAACGGTAAAACATATAACGAGTTGGGTACAAAGCCTCCCAAACAACCTCCTCCGGCTGAAGGAGATCCAGAAGAAGCTAAAAAGTTTATGCGAGCCCTTGGCATGCATGGTCTTGCCGACATGTATGAAACAAACGGAGATGCGGCAGTAAAAAATCCTGGCCAGTTGCCACCTATGTTTCAGAACCATCCATTTGCTGGAGTTATTGAACAGCCAAATGTAACATCAAGTCCTACAGTTAAAATTTTAAATCCAGAGGAAATGTATCCTCAAGCACAAAATTATGGGTCACGAAGTGGCGGCGGAACAGCAACAGTTGGTGATGTTGCAAGAGTTAAGACACCACCTAAAAAAGTAGTATCTCAAATAGCACTAGAACCAGGATCATTACCTTTACCAAACGAATTAGAATCGTTTGCATCTTATAATAATATATTTTCTTTTGGCTGTCTAAGCCCGGAAGAACTAAATTTTCCAGATGACACTTATAGAAAAACTGGACTTAGAAATGGACACATGGTTCTTAAATCAGGCGGAGCATTTGATGGTACTCAAAAGCCAAGAACACATGCAGAGAAACACTACAACATAGACACACAATATTTTATAGATAATGTAGATATAGAAACTGTAATTGCACCAAACAAAAAAAGTAGAATGACTAACTTTCACAATTTAAGTTTTGAAGTTAGAGAACCATATAGTATGGGCCAACTTCTACAAACAATGCAATTAGCATCAACTAACGCAGGATATTCTAATTATTTAGAAGCACCTTGGTTACTAACAATTAATTTTGTAGGCTGGCAGGATATAGGTGAAGGCGAAGTTAACCCTCAACTATCGGCGGCCAAACGATTGTTACCTTTAAAAATTGTAAGTGTTGATTTTAATGTTGATACAGAAGGTTCAATTTATAGATTTTCTTGTAGTGCATTTAACGATGAAGCATTTATGGACGGAACACAAAACTTGCCATGTAATGTTACTATACACGGAACAGACCTTCAAGAAATTTGTCAATCAGGATTAGGAAGTTTAGCAACACAAATTAACACACACTTATTACAAAAACAAAAGTTTCAAAAAAACAAAATTGAAACGGATGAATTTGTATTTACTTTTCCATTAGATACTTCAAGTGCTTCAGCTTCAAATTTGTTAAAAAATGCTACAAATTCTGGAACAGCATACGGCACGAATAAAGCAACTGAAGGAGATGAATACCTAGTTAAAGAAGGAATTGATTATGAAGCGGCCTTTACAACGATTGATTCTCGAAAAGATAGTGCAGGATATGTAGAAGACAACAACGATTGGGCCGCTGGTAAGACTCAGCAGAAAAAAGACTATGTTAATTCATTGTTAGGTTATAGTATTAAAAGAGGTAATCTAAGCGAAACAATTAAAAAAACGTTAGCAAACAGAGATGCAGGTATTAATGCTATTGGCAGAAATAAAATTACAACTGAAATACCAACAGCATATGGAGATACTCCATTTGGCAAATCAGGATTTGCTTTAAATCCTAAAACAATGACATATTCAAAAAATGGTACACAAATTAATCCAAAACAACGCACTATACAGTTTAGAGCCGGAACACCAATACAAAGGGTCCTTGAAGAACTTGTGTTGTTAAGTGCCTTTGGTGAAACTATAATGAGAAAAGAACTTCAAGCCAAAGACGGTACTATACCTTGGTTTAGAGTTGAAGCTGATGTATATATTGTTGAAGATCAAGAAGCTGAAAAAGCACAAGGAAGAATGCCAAGAATCTATGTGTATAGAATTGTACCATATAGAGCAAATACAAGTATATTTAAACTACCTAATGATCCTCCAGCAGGATACAATAAACTAGTTGAAGATGCGGCCAAAGCATATAATTATATGTATACAGGACTTAATAAAGATATTTTAGAATTCAATATTGAATTTAATAATGCATTTTATAAATCTATAGCAACTGATTACAATAATAAAAGCGGTAACAATGATGCTTCAAATCAGTCTACAACAGAAAAAGGTACGCAACTTGAGTTAGACAACGATACTACAAATAGAACTGGTGCTAACGTAACAAACATACAAAACGATACATCACAGTCTAAATCAAACGAACTTGCTGGTGCAATGACCGAAACAGCAGAAAGAAGAATGGCTAGACAGTTTAACGAAGCTCTTGTAAATAGTGATGTTGACTTAATTACAATGACTATTAAAATTTTAGGAGATCCTTATTATATTGCAGATAGCGGAATGGGAAATTATAACTCAAGTGTAACTGAATGGACTAATGTTACTTCAGATGGAAGTATTAATCACCAGAACGGACAAGTTGATGTACTACTAAATTTTCTAACTCCTATAGATATTGACGATCAAATTGGAAATTATAAAATGGACGGTCCAGCAGTTGGAGTTTCAAACTTTAGTGGATTGTATACTGTTATTGGAGTCAATAATAACTTTTCAGGTAACTTGTTTACACAAGAACTTGAACTAGTAAAACGTCCTAATTTTGATTTAAAAGATCTAGAAGAAGCGGCGGCAAAGAAAATACTAGATGAAGAAAAAGCATATATAAAAAGACAAAATGAAGCTAGAAAATTTGGCGAAGATAGTCCTCAGTATAATTTTGCTGTAGCTGATAAAGACGGTGATGGCGTAATAAATGTTAGTGAACAACTACAAGCCAATTTAACTGCTGAAGAAGCGGCTAAGTTAGCAAATAATAAAGATAAACCAAAACCATCACAACCAAAAGTAGCTAAAAATGCACAAGTTGAATCAGATGCTAACTATCAAAGAGAAGCATTTGGAACAACAAGTAACCCAAATGCTGGTATAGATGGTGGCTATGGTCCAGATAACACAGCTAACTCTAACTCAGCTGAATTACCAGGCGATGACGGCGACTATGGAGTACAATAGAACATAATGGATCAATTAGAATCAAATAATATCAATAAACGCTCTTCGGGTGTAGGCTTTGCAAAAATGCCTCCAGGTCCTTTTCTAGCAAAAGTAGTCAATCATTTAGATCCTAAACGTCAAGGAGCATTGCGGGTACAATTATTACCTAACACAGTTAGCGGCTCAGACGATTTAGATGACGGACAATTATTTACAGCTAGATATTGCTCACCGTTTTACGGAACTACAGATGTTCGTAGTAACGGAAAAAATAACGACTATTATAATACGCAACAGAGTTATGGATTTTGGGCAGTACCGCCTGATCCAGGAACTAAAGTTCTTGTTATATTTGCAGAAGGATCACCAAACCAGTGTTATTGGATAGGATGTGTTCAAGACGAATATATGAACATGATGGTTCCGGGTGGCTATCCAGCAGACAAGTCAACTAATATTGTACAAGACGGGATACTAGATGACTTCAAAGGTAAAAGTTTACCTGTAGGAGAATTTAATAAAAGTATTGGAGCTAACGCAACAGGACCTCTAGATATACGTAAAGGAAATAATCCAGATAAATTTCCAAGACCTATTAATCCTATGATGTCTTTGACACTTGCAAAGCAAGGTCTTGAACAAGATGTTATTAGAGGAACAACAACTACAAGTTCAAGACGTGACATTCCTAATACTGTTTATGGTTGGAATACTCCAGGACCTTTAGATAAACGTGACGGCAAGCCAAAAGGAAAATATGGAGATGTACGAAGTTCAGCTTATATGTTTAGAAGCAGACTAGGCGGATCTGCATTTACAATGGATGACGGAGATCCTACTATTCTTAGAAATGGAATAGCAAAAGAAAATCCCGCACTATATTATGATATTGAGAATACTCCTGATAATATTAGTAAGTCAGATGTTACATTACCGTTTAATGAACATATTAGATTACGTTCAAGAACAGGCCATCAAATTTTATTACACAACACAGAAGACTTAATTTACATTGGTAATGCAAATGGTACAGCATGGATTGAATTAACATCAAATGGTAAAATTGATGTGTATGCACAAGATAGTATTAACCTAAGAACTGAAACAGATCTTAACATAAAAGCTGATAGAGATATAAACATTGAGTCTGGTAAAGATATTAACTTTACAGCAGGACGTAATTATAAGTTAATGGTTAATAATGATAGAGATGTTAAAACAAATAAAAACGAAACTACATTTGTTGGAATGGATAAAAACGAATGGACAGGTAATAATCATACAGTTGCAGTAGGTAGCGACCAAGATATTCAAATTAAAGGAACACAGCGTTCTACTATTAGTGGAGATTATAATTTACAAGTTAGTCAAGATGGACATATTGCTATAAACGCAAACTTGCATAGTAAAGTAGTTGGCGATTATAGACAAACTGTAAATGGTGCATTCAATTTAAAAACCGCTGGTGATAACAAATTTACTAGTGGAGCAAGTACACAAATTAAAAGTACTCTTGCAAATAAATTAGATGCAGGAACATTAACTTCTATTTTAAGTGTAGGAACACATTCAGAAACTGCATCACAAATACACATGAATAGTACAGTGCCTGCAACAACAGCAGATGTTGCCGATACAGTTGGCGATGCATTTAGTTTTCCGGTAACTAATTCAGTAATAGATAATACTAGCCGAGTGCTTGATAAAGATAATGTAGTTATGAATGATGCAAGCGGAAATCCATTAAGAGTAACAGCAGATGCACTTAGAGCAAGTGTTGCAGTTGAAGCAAACAGACCAAGACGTATTCCAAGACACGAACCATGGGACGGACACGAAAACATTAATCCAGCAGGACATACTCCTAGTGCTACAGCAAGTATATTATCACCGTCACCAGAAGTTAGATTACAACAACCTCAGATTGATAAAGATAGTGATATACCTGATTACTCAGAAACATCGGGTATCTATAATGCACAAGATGCATATATCCGAGATCCAGTAACAGGTGAGCGTGTAAAAGAAACGTTTGATGCTGACAAAATTCCAACTAAAAACACAGATAATGCATCAGGTAACCAGCCAGCAGATCCTGTGCCTGTTGACGATATGCAACGGTATTTCTTAAGCGAACTTATAAAAGGTTTAGGATTAGATCCATTAACTTGGAAATCAACAAATGCTCATGCACTAGCAATGGCTTGTGCCCAAGTACAAAAAGAATGTAACTTTGAACCAAGGTCAGAAAATATGAACTATAGAGTATCAACTCTACAGCGTGTATGGCCAAATAGATTTGGCGGATCAGCAGGCAAGCGTAAAGCTGAAACACTTGTTGCAGGTGGACCACCTGCTATTGCAAACTCAGTATACGGAAATAGAATGGGCAACGGCTCTGCAGAAACAGGCGACGGATTTAGATATAGAGGTAGAGGACTTATACAAATTACAGGAACAAGTAACTATAAAAAATATGGCGGACTAGCAGGTGTTGATATTTACAACAATGCTGACATGGCAAACGATCCTACAGTTGCTACAAAAGTTGCAGTAGCATACTTAAAAAGTAAAAGTGTAGATTGGACAAGTGCAGATTTTAATGCTTTAGGTACACAGTTTAAAAAAGCAGTAGGATACGCAGATGCTGGTGGATCAAACACAGCAAGCAGAATTGGATTAGGAAAAGGATTCTATCAAAAAATCATTAATAATGAACTTACACCATTAGCAAGTTTAATCTTATCAACACCTATCGATAAAGGTGCAGGAACATCACAGGTACAGTAATGCATAAATTTGTAATAATGAAAAACAATGAACTTTTTACGTACACAAATTTTGAGGATATTCCTCTAGACTTTGATCACATAATTGAATTCAATCCTTCAGTACCCCCTGAGCCACATACTGAAGAACAACACCAAGAAATTGCACAATGGCCAGATAGATTAGAAACATTAATGGAGATAGAACGTGCCCGCAGTAACTAGAATTGGAGATGCAGATGTAGCTCACTGTTCGGGTATGACTAGAGCAGAAGGATCAGGTGATGTATTTGCAAATGGAATATCTGTAAGTAGACAGGGTGATAATAATACTTCACATTTACTACCTCCTGTACCATGTCCAAGTCATGCCGCACCAATAGCAGTAGGATCAACAACAGTTTTTACAAATGGCAAAGGAACAGGCAGAATAGGAGATGCGATATCAGGTTGTACAAGCGTAGCGGCTGGCAGTCCTAATGTTTTCGCCGGCGGATAAAATAAGGTAAATATTAATATGGCAACAGATTTATACAAAACAATTAAAATTACTCCTAAAAGGCAGTCAAAACCTCCTGTATCACAGAAGGCATACAGAGGATTCAGCACAGTTAATCCTGACAACAATTCTTTCCAACAATTTGATGTTTCATTAATTAAACAAAATTTATTAAATCATCTTAATATACGCCAAGGAGAAAAGTTATCTGATCCTAGATTTGGTTGTATTATTTGGGATGCCTTATACGAGCCATTAACATCACAACTAAAAGACGCAATTACAGAAAATGTTACAAATATTGTAAATTACGATCCAAGAACTAGAGCTACAGGAGTTCAAGTTTCGGAATACGAAAGCGGATTACAAATAGAATGTACGTTGATGTACTTAGACTACAATATTAGTGAACAACTAAGATTACAGTTTGATAAAAGCGTTGGATTGTCGTGACACAATTAACTACTAGTATTATTGTTTTCAATAAATACAGTAGAGTTTAAAGAAGGATAATCAATGTCATCAACCGACAGACAAAATAGATTGCTACTTGCAGAAGATTGGCAAAAAGTATATCAAAGTTACCGTAATGCGGAATTCCGTAGCTACGACTTTGACACACTTAGACGGGCAATGATCACCTATCTAAGACAAAATTACCCAGAAGATTTTAACGATTATGTAGATACATCAGAGTACCTTGCACTAATTGATATGATTGCATTCTTAGGTCAGAACATTAGTTATAGAGTTGACCTAAACGCAAGAGAAAACTTCTTAGAACTAGCAGAACGTAGAGAATCAGTTCTCCGTTTAGCTCGTATGCTTTCATATAATCCTAGACGTAATCAGTGTGCAAACGGACTACTTAAATTTGAGACAGTAAGCACTACAGAAAATTTAATTGACAGTAATGGCACTAACTTATCAGACCAAACTATTATCTGGAATGACCCTAGTAATGCTAACTGGTCAGAACAATTTAGGCGTGTGTTGAATTCAGCACTTCCACAAAACGGAACAGTTGGTAAGCCATCAATAACCAAAGCAATTAATGGAGTACTTACACAACAGTATAGATTTACATCTACAGGTAACGATGTTCCTATATATACTTTTAGTAAATCAGTTAACGGTTCTTCAACACAATTTGAAATTGTATCAACAGGTATTGATACTGACTTTAATGTAATAACAGAAGAAAATCCTGTACCAGGAAATAGTCTAGCATTTTTATATAGAGAAGATGGAAGAGGTTCAGGAAGTTCAAACTCAGGATATTTTTTACATTTTAGACAAGGAAGTTTGAAATCTAACGCATTTGACGTTTCAGCTCCGTCAGCTAATCAAAGGATTTCAATTGAAGCAGAAAATATTAATGATACTGATGTTTGGCTTTATGGTTTAACCAGTAATGGTATTCCTAGTAAAATTTGGACAAAGGTAAGTTCAACTGAAGGGAACAATGCAATCTATAATAGTTTAAACAAAAAACTTAAAGATTTTTATGTTGTACAAACTAGAGCAGATGACGAGATTAGTTTAGTATTTGCAGACGGCACATTTGGTAACTTGCCGCAAGGCGGATTTAGAGTTTATTATAGAACTAGTGCTAATAGATCGTTAAGTATTGCTCCAAGTGAATTAACAGATATTACTATTAGTTTTCCTTATCTTTCTAAGGCAGGAACAACAGAAACAATGACTGTTGGCTTAGAACTTAAAACACCAGTAACTAATGCTACTATTAGTGAAACAACTTCAAGTATTAGAACTAACGCTCCGCAAACTTACTATACACAAAATAGAATGGTTACTGGCGAAGATTATAATATTGTTCCTTTAACAACTAATCAAGAAATTATTAAAGTAAAATCAACAAATAGAATTGCTAGTGGTATTAGTAGATATTTTGATCTTAAAGATGCTACTGGAAAATATTCTAGTACAAATTTATATGGCAGTGATGGAATACTTTATAGAGAGCCATATGAAAACAAAACGTCTTTTACGTTTGGCACTCAAACAGATATTGAAGGCGCTATTGAAAATACAATATTGCCTATTATACAAAATAGAGCAATTAGTAACTTTTACTTTGCAAACTATGCTAAGATTATTGTTAGTGATCTTAATGCTACATGGAAGCAGTCAACTAAGACAACTAACAGTTCAACAGGACTATTAAATAATATTAATGATGTTGCATATCAACTTGGAACATTTACAGGCGGTTCTTTAAAATATGTAGAAGCTGGAGCATTGCTTAAATTTAAACCACCAGTAGGATTTTATTTTATTGGTAATGGAGAGCTTACAAGTAACGCATCAGCAAAAGGCGCAAGTACATATAAATGGGTAAAAGTTATAAGCGTAGATGGTGCAGGCACAAGTGTTAACAGTGCAACAGGTTTTGGACCAGTTGTGTTTAATGAAATATTACCTGCAAACAGTATACTAGAAGAAGTTAAACCAAAACTAGTAAAAGACATTTCAACAGATGTTAGATCACAAATTATTGATCAAGTATTTTCATATAAAACTTTTGCATTAAGATATGATCAAGTTACAAGAAACTGGCGTATTATTATTAACGAAAATTTAAACACAGTAGATGTGTTTAGTAATGGTAAAACAGGTGATGTAACAAATAATCAACTTGACTCAAGTTGGCTAATATTATTCGAAACAAACGGAGAAAAATATACAGTTACAAATAGAGGACTTAGATATATTTTTGAAAGCGATAAAGAACTTTCTTTTTACTTTGATGGACAAAATAAAATTTACGATTCACAAACAGGACAGTTAGTAAAAGACAAAGTTGCAATTATGAACTTTAATACTAAGCCTGACGAACTTACACCATTTAATAATGATGTTAATTGGGAAATTGTTAATGCTTTTCGAAACACAGACGGATATATTAACAGCAAAAAAGTAGAAGTTAGTTTCTTTGATTTAAATGATGATGGCAGTATCGACGATCCAGACATATTTGATGCTGTAGTTGCACCTTTAACAAATACATCTACAAAATATATTTTCTTAAAGAAAGAATCATCGGATCAAGGATTTAACAAATATAATTATTATAATGCAGGTAGTACAATCCAAACAGTTACAACAGAAACTGAAATTGGAGCATACAGTCAGTATTCAACAGGCCAAGTTTTTTATATTATTGATAACGATAACTTTAAAGTATTAACTAATAATGTTCTTGTAGTAACAGCAGATTATAGAGCACACGTTGGCAGACCAGATCTTAAATTCCAGTACGTACATAGTGCAGATGATGGTAATAGAATTGATCCGAGTGTAAGTAATATTATTGATGTTTACATGCTTACACAAACATATGATCAAAACTATAGGAAGTATATTAGTGGAGCGATTGCTACTGAACCTTTACCACCAAGTACAGATGAATTATTCCAAAACTACGGTGCAGAAATTGGCCAGTATAAATCAATTAGTGATGAAGTAATTTATCATTCCGTACAATATAAGCCTTTATTTGGTGTGCATGCACAAGAGAATTTACAAGCAACATTTAAAATTGTAAAGAATAGCGGTGAAGTAGTTAATAACAATGAAGTAAAAACACAAGTGATTAGTGCAATTAATTCGTTCTTTAGTTTGCAAAACTGGGATTTTGGAAATACATTCCATTTTACTGAACTTGCAACACATATAATGAATAGAACAGCACCAGATGTTGTTAATATTTTATTAGTACCCAAACAAGCAAATCAAGGGTTTGGAAGTTTATATGAAGTTAAAGCAGAAAATAACGAGATCTTTATTAACGATGCTACAGTTGAAGATATTGAAATTATTGATTCTGTAACAGCATCTAGAATCCAATCGGCAGGAAATGTAGTTACATCTACAGGAACTATTAATACAGGAATTAAGAGTCAAGCATTATCAACAACTACAACTACTACAGCAACTACTACTAGTACAACAAGTTCGAGTAGTTCAAGCAGTTCGGGTAGTTCAGGTAGTTCAGGTAGTTCAGGATCAAGCGGTGGAAGCGGAAGCTCCGGCGGCGGCGGAGGTTATGGATACTAATGGCACAAGATGAAAGCCCAATCCCAACAAGCGGGGATGCAAAAAGAAGAACAGCTGATTTACTACCAAGATATTTTAGAACAACAGCAAACAAAAAGTTTCTAAGTAGCACAATTGATCAGCTAACGCAACCCGGGTCAATTGAAAAGATTGATGGCTATATTGGTCGTAGAGATGCAAAGGCATTTAAGTCCACTGACAATTACGTTTCTGATGTTTCAGCAGAGAGAGAAGACTATCAACTTGAACCTATTGCAACAGTTACAGATAACTTAGGTAATACAACGTACTACGGTGATTATCGAGATTATATAAACAGTAGCAAAATTAGAAATACAGACAATATTGATCACAGCCTATACAGTTCACAAGAATATTATGCTTGGGATCCTCATATTAATTGGGACAAGTTTGTAAACTTTAGAGAATACTATTGGTTACCTTCAGGACCTAACGAAGTTCCAGTTTACGGAACAGCTCGAAATATTATTAGTACTTTTGCAGTAGCTAGACAAGATAATGTAGATAATAATTCTTATATTTTTAGCAAAGAAAATAAAGTAAGTAATCCAACACTTACTTTGTATAGAGGCCAAACGTATAACTTTGATATAGATGCTATTGATATGCCTTTAAGTATTAGAACTAGTAATAGTATTAACGATGATACAAACCTATATAACATTGGTGTTAGCCAACAAAAAGTAGAGCAAGGTAGTATTACTTGGACAGTTGATTTAGAGTCACCTAATGCGTTATATTATACAAACGGAAACGATCCTGAAGCATCAGGTCTTATTATTATTAAGGATATTAGAGATAATACACAACTTAATGTAGGCGAAGAAATTATTGGTAAGAAAACTTATACTATGCAAAATGGTTACGAATTAACTAATGGCATGAAAGTAAAGTTTTACGGAACAATTACACCAGCCAAATACGGAGAAGGTAATTGGTATGTTGAAGGTGTTGGAGAATCTATTACATTAATAGCAGAAGAAGATTTAGTTATTACTGCCGATTATTTAACCGACGTTTCAACAGAATTTGATGCACAAGGATTTAGTGCATTACCTTTTGACGATGCAACTTCATACGCTATCCTAAAAGATTATATTGTTGTTAACAAAGCATCAAAAGATGGAAACCAATGGTCACGTTATAATAAATGGACACACAAAAGTGTCATCGAAACTATTGCGGCAGTTAATAACGTTCCTGTAGTACTAGATCAAACTTATAGAGCTACAAGACCAATTATTGAATTTGACGCAGGACTAAAACTTTATAATTTTGGTACACAATCAAAAACATCAGTTGACGTAGTTGATACAGTTACTAAAGATGTGTTTTCAAATATTGAAGGACAAGCAGGTTACTTTGTTGACGGTGTTGAATTAGTTACAGGTATGCGAGTATTGTTTACAGCAGATCCGGATAGTTTTGTTGCTGGTAAAATTTATGAAGTAGGTTTTATTAGTCAGAATGGCCAAGCTCAAATTGCACTAAAGGAAACTACAGATACTACTCCTTTAACAAATGAAACAGTTCTTGTAAAAGCAGGCACAAACTATAAAGGTAAGATTTTTTATTATAACGGTACTACGTGGAAACAAACACAAGATAAAATAAAAGTTAATCAACAACCGTTATTTGATTTGTATAATGATGCAGGAGCACAACTTTCTACACTAGAGTCAAGTACATTTGCTGGTAACAAAGTGTTTAGTTATAAAGTTGGAACAGGCACTAACGATTCTCAATTAGGATTTCCGTTAAGTTATAGAACCATTGAAAATAGCGGTGATATTGTTTTTGACTTTAACTTATTAGCAGACACGTATCAATATGACGAAGTTGCTGATGTATTTACAGTTAGTACTGACACTGCACTATTAAGACAATATACTGGCAGAACTTCATACACAAATGTATCAGGATGGACTAAAGCACCAACTAAATCTACACAACCAGTTGTTGAACAATTTACAGTTGCAGAAAGAACAAATAATTTTATTATTGATGTTTATTTAAACAGTGGTAACTTAAATGATTTAGACATTAAAGTTTATGTAAACAGTACTCGTAAAAGAGATGGCGTCGATTACACAATCAATCGAGTTAACGGATATGCATATGTTGCATTTTATACAGACTTAGTAGAAAGTGATAAGTTAGTTTTAAAAACAACATCAAGTGCTAAAAAAATACAAGGATTAGGACATTACGAATTTCCAATCAACTTTGAAAAAAATCCGCAGAACGAAAACGTTACAACTTTTACACTAGGCGAAGTATTAGATCATGTTGATAGTATTGTTGATAATGTAAGCGGGTTCAAAGGCTTATATCCAGGTGTTAGTAATTTACGTGATTTAGGCACTCCATCAAAGTACGGTTTAAAATTTGTACAACATAGTGGACCAGTTAATCTTGCATTATATAATTTAACAGATAAAGACTATGATGCTATTGAAGCTATGAAATGGTCAGGGTTTGAATACATTAAATTTAAGAGAGAATTTTTAAGAACAGCAAATGATCTTGGATTTGAAGGATACGATAAAGTACATGTTGACAAAGTACTTACTGAACTTAATTTAAACAAAACTAATAAAGATGCATTTTACTTTAGTGATATGTTAGCACACGGTGGCGAAACAACAGTAAGACATGCAATTGAAGATGAGTCACAAACAATATTTTCACTAGCGAATGGTATTGACTTTACAACGTTATCAGAAAAAGCAGTATTAGCATACTTAAATGAAAAACAACTAGTACTTAACAAAGACTATACAGTTAGTACAGATGGATTTTTAACATTATTAAATGCTCCAAGTGCTGGAGATGTATTAGACGTTTATGAATATGTTTCAACTGATGGTTGTTGGGTTCCGCCAACTCCTACTAAGTTAGGATTGTATCCTAAGTTTACTCCAGAAATATTTTTAGACGACACTTATATTAAAACACCAACAGACGTAACAGGTCCTTATAAAATATATGGCAGAGATGAAACAACAACACTGTCTTATAAAGGAAAAGTTGGTTGGTTCTATCCGTTATACACTGATGAAGTATCAGCACAACAAGCAGATATTGCCGCAAGCGGAAACGGCACAGCCCATGTTCATATATTTGCAGGAAGTAATAAATTATTTTACATGCCAAACGGCACAATGAATCATGCTACTAATGACAGTCAACTATATTCTGAATATGAAGGTGCAAGAGCAATGCTACAAGGACATGACGGATCTTTGTGGAGATGCTTTGGAGACTTTAGAGACAATTTGTTATTAGATCTTGAAAAAAGAATTTATAATAATTTAAAACTTCCTTATAACGAAAATATTTTTAATATTGCAGACTATGTCTCTAGTAAAAATAGAAATACTGGATTTACTAGAAGACAAGTTTCTAAAACAATGATTTCAGAATTTAACAGTTGGTTAGAAACTGTTGGTAGCCCAGACTATGTATCTAATACAGTTTATAGAGCTGGTGACGGATTTACATATAACTATGCATCAGCAGGAGATCCTAACAACAACCCTCTAACAGGTTTTTGGAGATCAATTTACAAAGACTTTTATAACACAGATAGACCACACAGTCATCCGTGGGAAATACTTGGCTTCAAAGAAAAGCCAATTTGGTTTGATTCTGAGTATGGTTCAGCACCTTATACTAGTAGTAACTTATTACTTTGGGAAGATTTATCCAAAGGTATTGTAAGAGGTGTAGAAGGTTCAAAAGTAACATATAGAAACAAGTTTAAAAACGAAGATATTTACAAGTATATTCCGGTTGATGCTAACGGAAACTTATTAGCACCAAGTGCAACAGGTTATGCTGTAGGGAATGTTCCTACTACTAATGGTAACGAATTTGCATTTGGCGATGAAGGTCCTGTAGAAACAGCATGGCGTAGAAGTTCACACTACCCATTTAGTTTAATGATATCGTGGGCATTAAATCAACCAGCACAGTTTTTTGGATTAGCGTTTGATCGCAGTAGAATTGTACGTAATGGAGCTGACCAATTAGTTTATAAAGATACAAGTAAGCGTATCGAATTAAACAAATTAGTATTTCCAAATAGTGCAACAGATTCAGCAAGAGTATTTACAGCAGGTATTGTAAATTACATGCAAGGATATTTAATTGACAACGATACGCTCAAATTTAATGAATATACAAAGAGTTTAAAAGTAGTTGAAAACAAACTAGGATCTAAAATTGGCGGGTTTACACAAAAGTCAAAATTTAAATTAATATTAGACTCAAGAACACCAACAAATGAAGGCAATGTTTTTGTACCAGAAGAAAATTATAAAATACATTTAACTAAAAGTATTCCTTTAAATGTATATTCCTATAGTGGAGTTATAATTGAAATAGCTCCTGGAGGATATATTCTAAAAGGGTATGATAAAGATAATCCAGTATTTAAATATTATCCTGTTAGAAGAAAAAACAGTGATGTAGTAATTAATGTTGGAGGAGTTAGTGAAAATTTCCTAACCTGGACAACAGGAAAAACATATCAAGTAGGACAGATTGTTGAAATATCTGATTCTTATTATAGAGTTAAAATTTCGCATACAGCAGGTAATGCATTTAATCAAGATAATTTTCAAAAATTAGCTGAACTACCAGAAGAAGGTGGAGCAACAGCATATGTATCAACTAACTTTGAACCAGAACTACAAGAAATGCAATACGGAACATTGGTCAGAGAAAAACAAGATGTAGTTGATCTATTACTTGGGTATCAACGATATTTAACTAGTGTAGGTTTCAAATTTGATAATTTTAATCAAGAGATTGAAGAAATTGAAAATTGGGTACTAAGTGCAAAAGAATTCTTATTCTGGACTACGCAGGCTTGGGATAGCGGAACTATTCTTACACTAAGTCCAAGTGCAAGACAAATTGAATTTGCAAAAGAATATACTGTTGTTGACGACATATACGATAATTTTTATGATTACAGTTTATTAAAAGCAGACGGTAAACGATTGCTTGCAGATTTTGCAACAACTGAGCGTGATAATACAAATGATTTTGGAATCTTTGTAAGAAATACAAATGATGGAATATATCATCTTAAGATTCCTGTAGTACAGCACGAACATGCAATTATTATTGATAATAATACTATCTTTGGCGATGTAATTTATAATAGAGCTCAAGGTTACAGACAAGAAAGAATAAAAGTAAAAGGATATCGTTCAGATGAATGGAATGGCTCATATAATATTCCAGGATTTATTTTTGATGATGCAACACCAACTGAATGGACTTCTTGGCAAGATTACTCAATTGGAGCATTAGTAAAGTACAAACAATTTTATTATGTTGCTCCAAAAAATATAACTGGAACAGAAAAGTTTGTAGATTCAAACTGGGTAAGATTAAACGAAAAACCAGAACAGCAGTTATTACCTAACTTTGATTATAAAGCAAGACAGTTTGCAGATTTTTACGATCTTGATTCTGATAATTTTGATATAGAACAGCAAAAGTTAGCACAACATCTAACAGGATATCAAAAACGTAAGTATCTTGAAAATATTATTAACGATGATATAAGTCAGTATAAATTTTATCAAGGTGCTATACAAGATAAAGGAACAAGAAATGTCCTTACAAAACTTTTTGATAAATTAGGAAGTGCTAATAAAGATAGTTTAGAATTTTATGAAGAATGGGCTGTACGTGTAGGACGTTATGGAGCAACAACTGGTGACGAACAGTTTGATCTTATTCTCGATGAAGAAAAATATAGACAAGAACCACAACTAATTGAACTAGTTGATGCAATTAATCCACAAGATACAAGTTTAATTTATAGATTAGATAGAAATGGAGTATATGTTACACCAGATAACTATGATCATAAACCTTTACCAACAAAATATTTCAATGATGACAACAGTTATACTAAGTCAGCAGGTTACGTAAATCCTTTAGATGTTACAGCGTCATTAGTATCCTATGATGCTATTTTAGATCAGACTTTGTATGCTTCAGGTAGTTATATTTGGACTGCCACAGATAAAAGCCAACAAACATGGGGAGTGTATAAAACCCAATCAACAGATTATCGAATTACAGCAGTAACTGAAAGCCAACAAAATATATTTACAGTTACTTTAGATAAACAGGCTAATTTTACAAAAGGTGATATTATTGGTATCCATGATATATCAGATGCAACTAACGGATATTATAAAGTTGACAGTACTGAGCTTAATGTTGTTAAACTAGCATCAGTTGAAGGCGAAGATGTTGAAGCAACAGAAGCTGATGCAGAAGTAAACGGCTTTATTACTGAACTTAAAAAAGCAAGACTATCTACACTATCACTTGCTAACGATAGTATTAAAAAAGATCCAAACAATTTGTTTAGTTTAACCGGAAATAATAATGCAACTAATACAATTTGGGTTGACGATGACGACACTGGTAAATGGATTGTACTTAAGAATAGACAAGTTTTTGAATTAAAACCTAATATTATTAATACTGCGGCAGGATTGCTAGACTCAACTGAAAAAGATTTTGGTAGTGCATTTAGTGTATCAAAGAATAATAACCGTATTGCAATTACTGCGCCTAAAGATTTAAATGGTAGTGTTTACGTTTATCAAAGACCTAGCGACAATACTGAATTTGGATTCTTACAACAAATTGACGAACAACTATTTTTGTTTGATTCAAATGGCGGATTTGGTCAAAGTGTTGCAATGAGTCCAGATGGCAAGTATCTTGCAATTGGTTCACCGCATGCTTCAAATGTTAAAAGTAAATTAAAGGGTGACTTTGAAAATAATATTTCTTACTTACAAAATGATATTGTACTATATTCAAGTCAGTTATGGAAAGCGGCAAGAAATATTGAAGCTGATGCATTACAGTTATACCAAAATCATTCATCCAATGCTCAAGCTAAAGGGAATGATTATATAAGCGATACTCAAAGCTATCCAGAAATTGAATATATTGTACGAGGTGATTATACATTAGGCGCTAATTCAGATACAGATCATATTTTAGTTAGAGCAGAAAAAGAACAGTTTGAAGGAACTAAGATAGGTGATATATTAACCCTTAAATGGAATCAGTATACAGCAACAAATCTTGCAGGTAACTTACCATTTAACAACGATAGTACACTTACTCAAACATTATTAAATGGACAACACACTATTGCTAATAAAGTACAACACATTGTACATATTCAAAGTGCATTAAGTGTTCCCGACGCTGGCACAGAAATTACTACAGATACTTGTAGAGCAACATTAGCCTATAGAAGAACTAATGATGAAAACGAGATGCAAGTTTATATTAAAAATGTAAACGGAGCATTTACAGGATCAGGTTCAATATATGCAAATGGCATTCTAGTTGGAGAATATGAAGAAGTACTTCAAATTACTGATGATTATCATACAGGTTGGTGGTATATTGATGTTGGTTCATCATTTAATTCAACAGAGCTTACAGAGAAAAATGCAAATCTAGTAATACAAAATATTACACTAGAAGGTAATGTAGTTAACGATCCTTACTTTAGTAATATTTTAGATACTAAACAACTACAAAATATTCTTAATCCAACTAAAGTTTCGGAGTTAGGAATACTATCTCATACACAAGGACAAAGTAATGTACAAGTGCTTGATAGTAAGTGGTGGATTAGAACACCGTTAGTTCACGGAAACAGTATTAGTGTAGGTGATAAAACAAGAGTTTGGTTAAATGACATTCGTGTTAACGGAGTAGTACAAGATCCAACTGCTATTGGATTAACATCAACTTATATTAATGATACAGAGCATACTGTAATTGATGTATGGAATGGTTATGTAGAAGTTAGATTAACAAACTTTGATTTGAACGGTGATCCGTTTATTCCAAATGTTGGAGATACTCTAACAGATACTGCAACAGGATCAACAGCTGAAATTGCATATATTGAAAGATCGTTTGCTACAGCAAAAATTTATGTTAAAAATAGAAACGGCACTTGGGCAGTAGGATCAGACTTTGGTACAAATTCAAATGCAACATTTATTGAAAATGATTCAACTGTAAGAACTATTGGTCCTATTAATTCAGCACACATGGAAAATAGTATTTCAGGACCATTATTAATATTAGATACAGCAACAAATATTCCTGTAGTAATTGGAGGCGCAAATTATTTAAGAGACTTAGAGTACTGGATTTATTCTTCCAACAGTATTGCAGGTATTACAGATACTGCTAATCCGCCATCAAATCTTAACTTAGATTGGACAAGAGTATATAACCTTCCTGTTGTTGCAGAAGGTTATGAAACAGGGTTAAATGAGCAAGGTACATTTGCAATTTACGAAATAAAAGGTGTTACGTATAGTCTTATTAATTACTTTACGGTTCCTAACAGTGCTAACAATAGAAAATTAGGAACAAAATTAAGATTTGTACAACCAAATTCAGATAGTTATAAACTTTATATTCATGCAGAAGGTGATGCAACAGAAGAAAATCAAGGTAGAATATATTTTGTAAATAAAAATTCTACAGAAGATTGGGCATTATCTGTACAGAAAAATTATAGAGGAACCTTTAGGACTTCAGCAACTTATTTTGAAAACGAATATGTTAGATTTGGAGAAACAGTATATAAAGCAAATACTAATTTAATCCCAGGAACATTTAATGTTAGTCAATGGACTGCACAAACTACTGGACTAGATTTATTAGGATATGTGCCTAACGATACAAACTTCTCGTTAGTTGAAAGTACACTTGATCAAAACAATCTTGAAGCATTTGGTACAGACTTTGATGTTAATGCTAATGGTCAAGTATTAGTTGCTAATTCAATGTATACAAGTGTATATGAAATTGAATCAGGCGATGCAGTAATAGGATTAGATAGTAGTATTGCAAATAGAAAAGTTGTAGTATACAGACTTAATGATTCAAGTTATGAATATTCGCAAATACTAGAACCTTTTAATCAAACAGAAGACTTTGGTACTAGTATTGCAGTTTCAGAAGATGGTACTAAAATTGCTGTTGGCGCTCCGTTAAACAGTGAGATAGAATCTAACGCTGGAGCAGTATACATTTACACACAAAATGGAACAACATTTAGTTACAGTCAAACTATTCGTCCTGTAACAATTCAACCTAACTCACAGTTTGGGTTTAAGTTAGATTTTGACGGCAATACACTTGCAGTCACATCAAGAGGCGGCGATATTGTTACAGCAACAACGTTTGATGCTAATTCTACTTCATTAGATAATGCTTCAACAGCATTTAAAGTTACTGATAGAGGAAGCGGAGTTGTAGGTTTATACGAAACAGTTAACAACACGTTATTATACAGCCAAGACTTTGCATACAATTTAGACACACAAGACTTTGGTAATAGAATGCTTGTAAATAATAATCATGTTTATATTGGATTACCTAAACAGCAAATACCAAATAGTAGTGTAATTGATAAAGGCTTAGTTGCCGAATATAGAAAACCATTAAACACAGAATCTTGGGCAATTACAAGACAACCAGTATTACCAGTAGATACTAGTAAGTTTAAAGGCGTGTACTTGTATAATGTAACTGATAATAGTTTAATTACTTACTTAGATTATATTGATCCTATTCAAGGAAAGATTGCAGGTCCAGCAGAACAAGAGTTAACTTTCAAAACAAGTTATGACCCGGCAAGGTATTCAAATACTACTACAGATTCTGGTATAACTGCACATCCTTTAGATTACACAAGTGATAAATGGATTGGTAAGTTATGGTGGGATATCGATAGTGCTAAATTTATTAATCATCATCAAGGTGATATTACAGAATCGACTGCTACGTTTAATAAACTATTTGCAGGAACAACAGTAGATGTTTATGAATGGGTAGAATCTACTTTATTACCAAGTGCATGGGACGCTCAGACAGATGACGAAACTGCACTTGATCAAGGTATTAGTGGAACTACATTATATGGCGACGGAGCATATAGCGTTAGAAGAAAATTTGATACAGTATCACAAACATTTACAACTTATTATTATTATTGGGTATTGAACAAAGCAACACTACCAAATGTAGAAAATAGATTGCTAAGTGCATCTAATGTAACAAGATTAATTTCAGATCCTGCAGGATTAGGTTATAAATTTGTTGCTATGTTAGGATCTAATAGATATGCACTACATAACTGTGAATCTTTTATTAATAATAGAGATACTGCAATCAGTTTTAATTGGTGGACAATTGAAAACCAACAACAGCAAACACACCTTCAATATCAATTAATTACCGACGGATTAGATACAAGTGTACCTAATAGCGAAATTGAACAAAAATGGTTTGATAGTTTAGTTGGATTTGATAAAAATGATAGACCAGTACCGGATATTAATTTACCAGTCAAAGAGAAATACGGTTCATTAAACGAGCCAAGACAAAGTTGGTTTGTTAATAGAACAGAAGCACGTAAACAGTTTGTTGAAAGAACAAATAATTCACTAAGCAAAAATTTAATTGTTGATGATTTTGACTTAACTAAATTAACAGGGTTTGATCCTCAACCTACAGTGGCAACAGGATTATATGATACAACTTCAGACAGTTATGCTGAAATTAGATTTGTTAGTGTTGCTAGAGTTAAACCTGCTAGTTTAACACTAGAAGTTGAAAACGGTGTAATTATTAATGTGTTAATTAATGATGCAGGCGCAGGATATATTAATGTTCCTACATACAAAATTACAGATACCGGCGGTAGTGGTTGTGTATTAGAATTTACACTTGATGCTAATGGCGCAATATCAGATGTTACTATTGTTAATGGCGGTAGAGATTATACAAGTAGTGTAGCAGTTACCATTAGAAAATTTGCAGTACTTGTTAAGAGTGACGAAACTATTGGCGGCAAATGGAGTGTGTATCAATGGGACGGCACAGAATATTTAAGAACACTAACGCAAAGTTATGATATTAATTTATATTGGAATTATGTTGATTGGTACTCACCAGGATATAATCAGTTTACATTTATAAATCATACTATTGATTCTAGTTTCCAAATTTATGCACTTGATGATCAAATTGATGATATTATTAAAATTAATAATGTTGGTACAGGTGGTTGGTTATTACTAAGAAAAATTAGTAATGCAGATACACAAGATTACACATTAAGTTATCAAACTATTGGTAGAGAAAATGGAACTATTGCATTTAAAAATAGTCTTTATGATGTTAATGCAAGTAATACAGCATTTGACGGCGCAAGTTTTGATAAAATCTTTTATGACACAGAGCCAAACACAGAATTTAGAAAAATACTTGAAATTCTAAAATCAGATATTTTTGTAGATAATCTTTCAATTTACTGGAATGAATTATTTTTTGCAGGGATACGTTATGTATTCTCAGAGCAACCAAATGTTGATTGGGTATTTAAAACAAGTTTTGTAAAAGCCAAACATAATATTGGCGAGCTACAACAAAAAGTTACCTTCCAAAACGACAGTTTACCTAGTTACCAAAAATATGTTGAAGAAATGAAACCTTACAAAACTAAGATTAGAGAATATTTAAGTTCTTATGAAAAGGTTGATCCAGCAAGTAATGTTATAACAGATTTTGATCTTTCACCGTTCTATAGCGACTCAGAAGGAAAGATTATACCGCAAGATGTTAAAATTATTAACGGAGAAATTTCTGTAGGCGATGCAAACGTTTTGACATACCCAGGAAAGCACTGGATAGATACTGTTGGATTTGAAGTTATATCTTTTAATATTGCTGACGCAGGACAAGGATATACAGTTGCACCTAAGATTATTATTACCGGCGGCGGCGGCACAGGCGCAACAGCAGAAGCATTTATTGGTACTAATGGTAAAGTAACAAGTGTGAAAGTTACAAATACAGGTAGTGGTTATTTAACAAGTCCTACTGTACAAATTATAGGATCATTTGGCGACACTGGTACAGTTGCTAGATTAAGTCCTGTACTTGGCAAAGGTAAAGCAAGATCTGCACACATTAGATGTAAATTTGATAGAGTTACAGGAAATTACTTATTCCAAACACTTATTGAAACTGAAACATTTACTTCAACTATTGATCAACAGATATTTAATTTAAAATGGCCAGTACAACTAAAAGCAACTGAAATTAAAGTTACAGTTGATGGACTAGAAGCATTGCGTAGTGAGTATGCATTTAGTAATGTTGAAGATACTACTAAAGGTTATACACGAACTTCAGGACGTATTACATTTACTAATGCACTTGCAGTAGGTAAAACAGTCGTTATTACATACAATAAAGCACCTGAACTACTACAAGCACAAGATAGAATTAATTTGTACTACAATCCAACTACTGGAATGTACGGAAACGATCTTGGACAGTTAATAGAAGGCATTGATTACGGCGGAGTAGAAGTAAGTAGCTTTAACTTTGGTACAGGTAGTGGTTGGGATTCAGATGAATGGTTTACAACAACTTACGATACATTTGATACTACATTTGAAGATGAAATTTTCCAGATTGGTGATGATAGTACACGAGTATTAAATTTTGCTAGTCCATTAGTTTCAGGAACTATTTACAATGTTTATAAAAACGGTGTAAGAATTGATGATCCTAATTACGGAACAGCAAGTCAAAAAAATGTTAATGCTAAAATAACAAGTATTACAGGCGCCGGACAAACAGGTGTTGCATTATATGACGATGCTGGTGATTTAGCAAGTAGTATAATTGTACTTAATGAAGAAGATATTCCAACAGGGTCTGGAGATATACTTGTATTTAGAAAAACTACTTCAGACGGAGCGTTTTTACCAGATCCAAGATCATATGATACTGTATTAACAGGCGGCGACTTAGCATTTAGCACAGCAAGAGGTATCAACCCAGAAGAGATTATTATCGATGGTGATGACTTTATAAGTCCAACAACATCAAAAGGTCCTGAGGAACAAGTTCCAGGTCAAGTTTTAGACACAGTAAACATCAGAGTATTCCATAGACCAAAAGATGGCGGCAGTATATTATCAAGTAATTCTTATAGAACAGATGGTATAATAGGATCTTATAACTTTGGTATCCAACCACAGAATAAAGACGGTTTAATTGTTAAAATTGGTGATGTAATACAATCTCAATCGTTGTACACTGTAGACTATAGAACTAAAACGGTTAAGTTTAATACAGTGCCTAACATAAACCAAGATGTAAATATTTTATCAATTAGCGGTAACGGTAAAAACTCTTTAGAGCAAAATGAGTTTAGAGGTGATGGTAGTACACTTGCTTATGTAACTAAAATACATTATGATAAAAAGTTAGATTTTTATGCTACAGTTAACGGTGAACTAGTTGAATCAGTATTAGCGTCAAGTGGTGATAGTACTGAAAAAGATCCAAAAGCAATGATTGTATTTGGTAGCCCACCACCAGATAATAGTATAATCAATTTTGCAATTTATACAGCAGTAGACTCGTTTAGTAAAATAGAAACATCAGAATTTGTAGGTGACGGAAGTACTAAGGTATTTACACTAGCAAAAACTCCGTATAGTGCAAAACCAAATAGTCATAATGTGATTGTTAAACAAGGAAATAAAATTTTAAATCCTGGATACAATCAACAGTTTCCAATAACAGCATTACAAAGAGAATATTACTTAGAAATATGGCAAACGCCAATTGGTAGTTTTGATAACTCGGACTTATTAGTATTGCTTAACGGTGTAGAACTTACTATTGCAGTTGAGTATAATATACGTCCTGCAAACAGTAGTGTTATACTTGAGCCAGGAATTGGAGCTGAAGGTGATATTTTGGAAGTTTACTTACGCACTGACGGTGAGTATGCGTTTGGTGATATACAAGTTATTAACAATCAAAATACTTGGGTAGACAGCGGAGCAAACTTACAATTAATTACAGCACCAGCTGAAGGCGAAAAACTTACTGTTTATACATTTAACAAACATGATAGTATGGACTTTGAAAGACAGAACTTTGATGTTGTTGCAAGAAGTGTAATTTCTGTAGGTACAGAAGACCACATACAGTTTAATCATATCAAAGCAGGGCTAGTTAAATTAAGATATCCTGCAATCGATGCACAATATGTTTGGTTAACTATTAATGGTATACTACAAACACCAAGTGTTGATTACAAACTAACAGATGATAGAAACTTTGTAAAATATAACGGATCATTTGCAGATAATGATGTAGTTGAAGTTATACAATTTAGCTCTCAAGGAGAAATTACTCCTAAGTTTGGATTTAGTCAGTTTAAAGATATTTTAAATAGAAACATTTATAAACGACTTGGAGATGTTGCACCACTTAAACTTGCAAAAGATTTAGCAACATTTGACAAAGAAATATTCTTAGATGATGCAAGTAATCTAAGCCAGCCTGATAAGAATAGTAGTATTCCGGGTATTTTGTTTATTAATGGAGAACGCATTGAATACTTGATTAAACAAGGCAATGTGTTGCGTCAAATACAAAGAGGAACATTAGGAACTGGTGTTGCAAGTATACACGAAGCAGGTAGTGATGTATACAATCAAGGCCCAATACAAACAGCACCATATATGGATCAAACTATTGTAGATGAACAAATAGGTGACGGATCAACAACAGTATTTCCATTAGCATTTACTCCTAAAAGCGTAAATGAGTTTGAAGTATTTGTTGCAGGCAAAAGATTACGTAAAAACGCAGTACAAGTGTTTAATCCAGCATTAGATCAAGATTCACCCGAAGCTGATGAAACAGCACTAGCTGAGTTTTCAGTAGATGGTACAACAGCAAGTGTAACTCTGTTAAATACACCAGTAGTGAATGCTAACATAAAAATTGTCAGAAGACAAGGAAAACGCTGGACAGACCCAGGAATTTCACTTAATGATGCGGAAAGTTTGGTAGCACGTTTCTTTAAGGCGGAAAAGGTGGAGCTACCCAAATAAATACAGTATAGGACAAAGGTATGATTGATAACATAAAAGAAGAAAACGGAGTAATGCTCCAAGGACATATTAAAATTTCGAACCCTGAAACGGGCGAAGTTATAGTCGATAAACGTAATGCTATCCACTATGAGAACATGAGTATATCTCTTGCAGAAAGTTTAGCTAATGCAGGGCAAGGTACCATTTATCAAATGGCATTTGGCAACGGAGGAACTAGTATTGACCCAACTGGAATTATTACATACCTAACACCTAACAGTACAGGTACTAATGCTAGCCTTTATAACCAAACGTTTATTAAAGTTGTTGATGATAGAAGTGTTAATAACACAGATCCTGCAAGAAACAAAATTGAATCAAGGCATGTAAGTGGCACTAACTATACAGATATCGTTGTTAGTTGTTTGCTTGATTACGGTGAACCATCAGGACAAGATGCTATTGACAATGCAACTAATGCTGATAGTTTATATGTATTTGATGAATTAGGATTAGTAAGTTATCTACCATCAGGACAAGGTAGACTGTTAACACATGTAATTTTCCACCCAGTACAAAAGAGTTTGAATAGACTTATCCAAATTGATTATACTGTGCGTGTACAAAGTTTATCGGGGTTTAACGAATAATGGCATATACAATTAACTACTCAGACACGAATAAGGGAACTATCTCAATTGAAGATAGTACAATTAATCAGCAAACAAGTCTAGATATTCCTGGACGTAACACTACTAGTTATGGGTCAGTTATTGCCGAAAACTTTTTAAAGCAATTAGAAAACTTTGCTAATACATCAGCACCAAGAAATCCGATACAAGGACAGTTATGGTACGACAGTTCAACAGGAATTGATACACTTAAACTATACGATGGTACAGGTTGGGTTAACGCTAGTGGACTTAAAAAAGGAAACACAGCACCAGACGTATCAAATGCACTACAAGGCGACCTTTGGTCAGACACAGACAACAATCAGTTATATATTTTTACAGGTAGTGGTTGGACACTAGTTGGACCAGAATACAGTGATGGTTTATTAACAGGCGCAAAGCCTGTTGTAGTAACAGGTAAAGACGAAGTACTTTATACTATACTACAACTTGAAGTAGGCGGCAATCCTATTGCAATTTATTCTACTAGAACATTCCAACCGAAAAGTACTATTCCGGGATTTACAATTATTCAGCCTGGACTAAACTTATCTACAGCAAACATTGGCGGCGATGGCATAGCTAAGTATTTAGGTACAAGTGAAAAAGCAGAAAATTTAGTTATTGCTGGTGCAAGCGTTGCGGCAAGTAACTTTTTAAGATCAGACGTAGCAAGTACATCATCACAAAAATTAACAATTAGTAATAACTCAGGAATACAAGTAGGACAGGATGCTATTGTTACATTTGATGTGCAAGGTACATCAGGTGTTGTTACTAATTTAACATCAGGTGCACCAATTGACTTTAAAGTTAATAACTTAGGTGTACAGAAAAATGTTATTAGAATTGACTCAACTGAAAAGGTCGGTATTAACACACTATCACCTGCAGAAGCACTAGACGTAGCAGGTTCTATACAAGCAAGTACAAACTTAATTGTACAAGGCACAACAGATAGTGCAAGTATTGGAACTGGAGCAGTTAAAATTAGCGGTGGTGTTGGTATTGCTAAAAAGTTATTTGTTGGTACAGACTTAAATGTTGCAGGATCAAGCATAGTAGGTGCAGTAACACCAATTGCAACACAACAATATTCCTTAGGTACAAGCGACAAACGTTGGTCAGCAGTACATGCAGTTGAATTTAGAGGTAACTTAATTGGTAATATTACAGGTACAGTTACAGGTGGAGCGGCAAATGCTAATAAACTTACAAGTGCATCAACATTCCAACTATCCGGAGATGTAAGTTCTAATCAAATTACATTTGATGGACAAATTGGCGGAACTACAAAAACATTTAACACAGCAATTAGTAATACGTTTATTGCTAACAAGACACTTGCTACAACACCTAACACAGATGATGAAATTATTATTAACAGAATCTCAGGTGATGACACAGGTGTGTTTAAGATTTCACAAGCGGCACTAGTTAGTAGTGTTCCTGTTATACCAGTTGGAACTATTGTACCGTTTGGCGGAGTTAACACTCCAGCAGGTTGGGTATTGTGCGACGGTACAGAAGTTAGAATTTCTGATTATTTAAATTTATACAATGCTATACAATATCAATTTAAAGACCAAAGTCAAGTTGCATCAGGCTTTTTTGGACTACCAGACTTTAGAGGTAGATTTCCATTAGGTGCTGATAACATGGGCGGGTCGAGTGCTAATAGAGTATCAGATGTTAACGCTGATACAGTTGGACTAGCATCAGGAGTTGAAAGTAGAGCAATTGACGTTAAAAACTTACCAGAACACGAACACGATTTAAGATCACCAAAAGGTGCTCAGTTCTATGTTATACTAGATGATAGTGGTGCACAACAAGATGCTGATACTATTCCATATGATGCACCAACAGGATCAGGCGCAGGCCAAGCAAGAACTTCAAGTGGTGGATTACTTAACAGAAGAAACATTGTTTATAATAGTAATACAGGACTAGAAGAATTTGAAACGTTTGATATTACAGAACTTGGAACTCCGTATAATGTTATGAATCCGTTCTTAACAGTCAAATATATTATCTATACAGGAGTAGGGGGCTAATATGGCATATCAAATTAATAAGACTAGTGGTGCATTACTTGTTAACCTAGCAGATGGACAGATTGACGTATCAACTACTGATATCACACTAATTGGTAAAAACTACACAGGATTTGGCGAAAGTATAAACGAAAACTTTGTTAAAATGTTAGAAAATTTTGCAAACGTTTCTTCTCCGGCTAATCCACTTGCAGGACAAATTTGGTGGGATACATCAAACAGTAGGATAAAAGTTTACACAGGCACTGACTGGACTACAGGCGGTGGACCAATTGTACAACCTACACAGCCAACAATGGTTGCTGGCGACATGTGGATTAATAATGATGCAAATCAGCTTTATTTCTTTGACGGAACAGACTTAGAACTAGCAGGACCAATTTACAATGCATTCCAAGGTAAGTCTGGACCTGAAGTAATTACAGTACTTGACCAAACAGGTACAAGTAGAACTATTGTAAAATATTGGATTGGCGGATCATTTGTAGGTTTATGGAGTAAAGTTGCATTTATACCACAAAACGTAGATACTATTCCCGGATTTACAGGTAACGTTGTTAAAGGATTTAACGTTGTTGACGCAGACTTTATTTTTGCTGGCACAGCATCAAAAACATCAGCACTAGTTGATAGTAATAATGTATCAAGAACAGCGGCACAATTCCTTGCAAGTGACTCAGATGATGCAACATCTGGTGCGTTAACAGTTAGAAACAACAATGGACTTACAGTAGGACTTACAGATAACAATGTTGTAAAAGTAACATCAGAAGGTGTTGTAAACGAAAATAATGTTAGTAATCAAAACTACACATTTAGAATGACCACAAGTAGTGGTAAAACTGATGCAATGACAATTGATTCTACTAACAATAGAATTGGTATCTATAATACAAGCCCAACACAAACATTAGATGTTGGCGGCAACTTACGTGTAGCAGGAAGTTTAATTGTTGACGGTGATACTACTAGTATCGATGTACAAACATTATTAGTAAGAGATAAAAGTATTGAACTTGCCAAAGGCGACGACAGTACATTATTAGATGACACAGGAGTTGATCAAGCTGGATTTACAATAGCATCGTCAAACGGTACTAAAGAATTTTTATGGCGTAACTCAACAAATGCATTTACGTCAAATGTTAGTCTTAACTTAACAGGCGGAAGTTCACTTAAATTTAATGGTGTTGATATTATTACAGGATCAGCAGGTGTTGGTATTACAAGTATTGGTGCGTTAACATCAGCTAACATTGGTAGTTTTAGTTTTACAGGCGGTAACAACCTAACTACAACAACAGTTGATGGTAGTGGTAATGGTATAAACTTAACTGCGGCAGGCAATATTAACCTTGTTACAGCAAGGCAGATTAGAAATGTTAGTGACCCAACAGCAGATCAAGACGTTGCAACTAAAGCATATGTTGATAGTAGTATTAATTTAGAAGTAATAGCACTAGCATTAGATGTTACAGGACTAGGTACAGCAGGTACTAGCCAACAGCATACGAATATTGCTACTATTTTAAATGATATTTCACCTGCAAATACAAAGCAAGACGGTACAGAAGCTAGAATTCACTGTACAACTACTACAGGTGCTACAGCAACACTAACTGGATCAGCTTTGAACACAGCATTTAACGAAAGTACAACACTTGTACAGCAAAAAGACAACAGCGGCAATGATGATGGGTCTGTAAGTGTTATTCAAAGTGCTACATTTAATGATGCTACTGGTAACATTACATCTACAGTAACAAGAACACTAAAATTATTTAGAGTAAGTTCAGGAGCATGGGGATATGTGCAAGACTTAACTCCAGGCGCTTTGGTATAAATACATATAACACAATTAGGGGTTTATAAATGGCATACGTAATAAATTTAACAAATGGAGGGTCGTTAGTAACGGTTGAAGACGGCACCATTGACCAGAGTACTTCACTTAAATTAGTAGGTAAGAACTATGCTGGATATGGTGAGATTCAAAACGAAAACTTTATCCATTTACTAGAAAACTTTTCTAGTGCAAATCAACCAGCAGGTCCACTATCTGGACAGATTTGGTTTGATAATTCATTAAAAAAATTAAAGTTCTATGACGGAACTAAGTTTAGAACAACAGGTGGAGCTGAAATTTCCACAACACAGCCAGTTGGTTTAACAACAGGTGATTTTTGGTGGGATACTAGCAATAATCAACTATATGCACAGAACTCCGATGGTGGATTTGTCCTAATTGGTCCACAATCTATTGGTGAAACAGTTAGTGCTATGGTTACTGCACAGGTACGTGATAGCAACCAAGTAAACAGAACTATTATTAAAGGTACTGTTGATGATGGTGTTGTGTTTATTGTTAGCAACTCAGAATTTACTATTGATACTACTGATCCAGCAAACGTTATATCTGGTTTTGATGTAGTACGTCAAGGACTTACCCTAAGAAATACAACTAGTTCAGCAAATGGTGTTACTAGCTCGGCACATAGATTCCATGGTACAGCAACTAATGCTGAAGCATTAGGCGGTGTTATAGCGGCAAACTTTGTACAAAATACGCCAGGACAAGAAAGTTCATTTGGTGAAATTGTAAGGTTTGCAGACGCAGGATTTACAGTTGGTGCGGCAAACGATTTAAAAGTTCATATTGATACAGCAGGTGCAGGTAATGAAGGTATTATTGATAACACAGTTGGGCAGAAAATTAGATTTAAAGTTAAGTCAACTGGCGGAGTAACAACAGAAACATTCCATATTCAAGCAACTGGACTTATTCCAACAACTACAGCAACTTTTGACATAGGTGATGCAAACTATAAATGGAGAAACATGTATGCAACTTCATTTAACGGATTAGCAACGCAGGCGATTGCACTACAAGTTGGATCAAATTATAGAACGGGTGATGTAAATGCAACAAACAATACAGTTGCAGTGCGTGACTCAAGTGGTAACATATCAGCAAACGTATTTAACGGTGTATCAACAAGTGCAAGATATGCTGACTTAGCAGAAAAATATACAACAGACCAAGAATATCCAGTAGGCACAGCAATGTGTGTAGGAGGAGAAGCTGAAACTACAGCGGCAAAGACAAGTAGTCATTGCATTGGTGTTATATCTACAGAACCTGCATATTTAATGAACAGTGAAGCAGAAGGTCAAGCAATTGGTCTTAAAGGGCGTGTTCCAGTAAGAGTAAAAGGTATTGTAGCAAAAGGTGATCCAATTTACGCTTGGGAAGATGGAGTATGTTCAACTGTTGCGGCAACAAGTTTAGTTGGTATTGCACTAGAAGCTAGTGACGATGAGTCAGAAAAGCTAATAGAGTGTGTACTTAAAGTATAAGTATTAAAAAGGAAGCATTATGGCAGTAGGCGATACAATTACCGCGGCGCGGTATAACATTATTCAAGCAAGAATAGCGGCAGTTATTGGATTAGGTTCTGGTGACGAAGGCTATGGACAAGCCCGTACAAGTAGTACAGCGGCAGTAGGTGCTACAATTACAGCACAAGACATGGCAAATTTGTTTACTGACATGAACAAGATTAGATTACATCAATCAGGATCAGTTCCTACAGAAATTATAGCACCAAGTGTAGGTGATACAGTTGAAGATTCAAACTCAACTTCAAAAGAAGGTTATGTACAGTACGAAACATTAAGTACAACATGCCAAGCATCAAGATTAACTGCGGCATCAGGCCAACTAGGATTGCAAGCAGGTACAAGTAGTCAAAGAACAGCAAGCTGGTCAACAGATATTAATCATATTTTTACTGTTACTTTTGGTGGATATGCAGTTACTAATGGAGACGGAAGTACTACAACAGTTAGTGGTGCAGATCATATGCGTGTGTTTTTCAATGCAGGCGGCACAATAAATTTAAGTGGTACAATTGGTAGTGGTAGTACAACTATTAACAATGACTGGCGTAACTTAATGACGAGTGTTGGTACAGTTGTATTTGGAAGATCAACTACTTCAAATGGTTCAGTAGGTACTAACTATGGGTATTCAAACTTACCTACAGGTTACACAACACTTTTTAATAAAACTGCAAGTGCGTATAGTGCAAACGATTACTTAATTGAAGGTCAAAAGAACGGTGCAGTTTTAACATTCCGTGTTACATTTAACGAAGATAAAGGTCCAAATCCAAACTATGACGAAGCAGTTACAGCAACTACAACTAGTACTGTACAGTTAAATAGACCTAACAATGCCAGCAGTGTAAATATTGCCGCGCCAACTTTCGCCAATACAAACAACCTATAAGAGTAAATAGTTATACTATAAAGTAGGAGTATAATTATGGACGAAGCACTAGAAAAAGCATTAGATTTTTCTAATTTTACCTCCACTCTAAATGCACAAAAACGTATACTACATGAAAAGTATCTAGGTACTCTTGTAATGTATTCGAATAACGGCAAATTCACAATTACAAAAGAGATATTAAATTTTTGTTTTATGTTAGTATCAACAAATATAAACAAAACTATTTTAATTGACGATAATCGCACTCCTATACAAATTGATGATGTTGAGGCTTTTATGTTACAAGCTACACAACATTTTACTGATGCAAATAACATGTACTTAGATGAGTACAAAACACTTAGTACTAAACGTAGTGTAGAAGGTTTAGTTGATGAATAATGGTGTATTATGTTTTGCACACAATAACGGAAAAGTAGATTATTTAAAGCAAGCAGATTTTCTTGCAAAACGTGTAAAGCAACATTTAAATTTACCAACTACTTTGGTCACGTCAACACCTCAAGATATTATTGAAAATAAAGTATTTGACAATGTAATCAAAATACAGGACGACAATAGTAACGTAAAGCGTTATTATAACGGATCCTTTCATCATCAACAATTATCATTTAAGAATCATGACAGAATAAAAAGTTATGAATTATCTCCATATGACACTACATTAGTACTTGATACAGATTATGTTATTTGTAATGATTCTTTTAAACATGCATTTGATAGTACACACAATTTTCAAATATATAAAGATGGTATTGATTTGTGCAACTGGCGTAATTACAAAGAGTTTGATTATATTAATGATGCCGGAATTCCTTTCTATTGGGCAACTTGTTTTTGTTTTACAAAAACATCAGAAACAAAAATATTTTTTGATTTATTACAACACCTAGTAAATAATTGGAAGCACTACGAACAAGTATACAATTTAGGTAGCAGAAACTTTAGAAATGATCATGTGTTTAGCATTGCTATACATATGATGAACGGATTTACAGATGGTAATTGGGCAAAAACTCTACCAGGTCAAATGTTTTATACACTAGATAAAGATATTGTAAAAACAATTAAAGATAATTCTCTTACGTTTTTGTTAGAAAAAGAAAATTGTACAGGCGAGTATATACTAGCATCTACTAAAGATTGCAATGTGCATGTTATGAATAAGTTTAGTTTAGGAGAACTTATAAATGACTAAAGGATATATTATGGTAGCTATGGGCGACGACTATGTACGCCAAGCATATTTGTGTGCTGTGAGTATTAAGAAAACACAGACAATTAACAACGTGTCAATAGTAACAAGTGATACAGTTCCAGAAGAATATAAAAGTGTGTTTGATAAAATCATTGAAGTACCGTGGCACGACAAAGAGTCAAAGAGTTTTTATAAAACAGAACACCGTTGGAAAGTATTTCATTTAACTCCTTACGAAGAAACAGTTGTATTAGATACTGATATGTTATTTTTAACAGATGTATCGCATTGGTGGAAACATTTTGCACAAAAAAGTATAGGGTTTGTTAACAATGTAATAGATTATCGAGGAAACACTATTACAAATGATTATTATAGAAAATCATTTACAGCAAATAATTTGCCTAACATTTATTGTGCATTTCATTATTTTAAGAAAGATGATACAGCATTAGAATATTACAAAATTCTAAATAGAGTATGTGGAAATTTTGAAAAATATTATGAAATATATACACCTAAGCAAACACCTAAACTAAGTAGTATGGATGTAAATCATGCTATTGCATTACTTGATAGTAATATGAACAATTATACTACAAACTTTGGATCGTTTGTACATATGAAAAGCAAAGTGCAAGGCTGGGCAAATCCAACAGATACTTGGACAGATACTGTTCCTTATTATATAAGCAATGAATTAAAAGTTGGAAACTATACACAGCACGGAGTTTTTCATTATACTGAGAATAGTTTTTGTGAGGAGATGCTATGCAACATGTTAAAGTAGACACTCCACAATATGTTTGTTTTAATCAAAAGTCTGGAGAAATTTTTAGTATAGGACCTAGCATTGAGCCAGGCTATCAGTATTTTAAAGTTACTGAAGAAGAGATTGAGCCTATTAAAACTTTTAAAACAAACATGACTGATTATGTTGTAGCTTACAATCGAGCTGAAAAAGCATTTGTACTTAAAAAAAATATCTATATCGAACATGAAGCACAGTTTACACAGATTATGCCTCTAGATGAGTCTGCAATGTATGATTTGCTTTTAACGGTTGACAATAAGGCTAAAAGATGTTATATTAGTACAGGTATAGAACTATTAGATACAATGAAAACAACTAACGTAGATTTACAAAAAGAAATTACTTTTAGTTTTACAAAGAAAGGTGATCCGCACATATTATACGATATAGCAACATTTAATATTGCAGATCCAAAAGAAGCAAAAATTAACATAAAAGATGTGTATAGCATCTATGCAAGTAGTGATATGGCAACTTGTATGTATAAGGAGTTGTAATGAAATTAAAAATTGCAGAACAAGATATTGTCTACCTAAGTTACGATGAACCTAATGCTGAAGAAAATTATGCCGACTTATTAAGTAAAGTGCCGTGGGCAAAACGTGTACACGGAGTTCATGGTAGTGATGCCGCACATAAAGCCTGTGCCGAGTTATGCGAAACTGATAGGTTTATTACAGTTGACGGAGACAATACTATAGATCAAAAGTTTTTAAATCAAACTATTGATCTTGATGATGGACAAGATTTGACAAAGTGTGTAATTAGTTGGTGTGGCAAAAATATTATTAATGGACTTACGTATGGCAACGGCGGACTTAAATGCTGGCCAAAAGAATATGTATTAAATATGCGTACTCATGAAAACGCAGATTTAACCAACCCACATGCACAAGTAGATTTTTGTTGGGACGCACAATACATTCAAGTAAAAGATGCGTTTAGTACTACACATAACAATGCAACAGCACAACAAGCCTGGAGAGCAGGATTTCGTGAAGGTGTAAAATTAGCACTTGACAGAGGCGAACGTATATCCAAAGAAGATTTTTTTACAAAGAATCATTATAAGAATTTACATATGTTATATGTATGGATGATGGTTGGTAGTGATGTGCCTAACGGTAATTGGGCTATACTAGGTGCTAGAGAAGGACTTAGTATGACAATGCTTAGTGATTGGGATTATATACAAGTACGTGACTTTGAATATCTAAATCAATTATGGGGTGGCAGAGATGAAATGCCTGCAGATGTATTACACGATGAAATTTTTAATTATGGAAGTGATTTAATTAACCAATTAGAAATACCTATTGCTATACAGCCTTTCAACGAAGAGCAAAGCGAATTTTTTAAAACAGTGTATCAAGGACCACAAATAAGATGACATCATTAGAAGATCCTATTATTGTAAAAACTAAGTTAGACAATGTAGGTTGTGGATTCTGCCTGGCTAAATGGACACAGGTAACTATTCATTTAGGATCAGGACTTACACACAGTTGCCATCATGTTAAAGCACATCCAATTGATTTAAATGAGCTTGCAGAAAATCCAGGAGCATTACACAACACTGGATTTAAAAAGAACGTAAGAAAGCAAATGCTTAATAACGAGCGACCAAACGAGTGTGATTACTGTTGGCGCATTGAAGATAACACCGGCATGACAAGTGATAGGGTTTTTAAAAGTAGAGATCCTTTTAGCTGGCCCGATTTTGATGCTATATCTAAGATGACCGGTGATGAAAATTTTTATCCACGTTATGTTGAAGTTAGTTTTAGTAATGTCTGTAATTTTAAGTGTGGGTATTGTGGTCCTGCATTTAGTAGTAAATGGACTGACGAAATTAAAGAACATGGTCCTTATAAATTTAAATATGTTAATTGGAAATATAACCAACCAGATGAATCGCAAAAACAAATACCACAACGAGAAACTAATCCGTACGTTGAAGCATTTTGGAAATGGTTTCCTGAAGCAGTAACACATATGCATACTTTCCGTATTACAGGTGGCGAACCTTTAATGAGTAAGAATACTAATAAGGTAATAGAATACTTAATTAAAAATCCTCAGCCTAATTTAGAGTTTGCAATAAACACAAATGCATGCCCCCCAGGAGAAACACAATGGAAGGAATTTGTAGATAGAATTAAAGTTTTAGAAGACAATAATTGTATTAAACGATTTGTATTGTTTGTAAGTGCTGAAGGTAAAGGTGCTCAACAAGAATATAACAGATATGGTATGGACTGGACAATGTTTACAGATAATGTTAAGTATTATCTAAAACAAACACAAGGTAGATGTGTGTTCATGAGTGCGTTTAATGTATTAAGTATTCCTACATTTTTACCTTTTCTAAAATATGTTTTTAAACTTAAAAGCGGGTATAAAAATGATATTAAAGTAGATATACCTTATGTAAGAAGCCCTGGATTTTTAGATGCTAAAATTGCTACAAAAGATTTAATTAAAGAATACTTACACCCATGTATTTCCTACATGGAAGAAAATAATTTTGATGACAGAGAAAAGTCTCAGATGAAACGTATTGTAAAAGACTTAGATGTAAGACATGCTGATTTAGCTAATTGGGAACAAGAGGCTATTGAAGGACGAAGAATGTTTTATGAATGGATACAACAATACGATAAACGTCGAAATGTTAATTTTTTAGAAGTATTCCCTCAGATGAAAGAGTTTTACGAGGAGTGCAAACAGTGTATGATATAGTGTTTATAAGCTATTACGAACCAAATGCGGAACAAAATTTTGACGATTTGTACAGTAGATTTAATACTATTGGTGTATTTGGTGATAGAGTAAAGCGTGTTTCTAATGTCAAAGGCATACACAATGCACATATCGAAGCGGCTAAACTTGCAAAAACTAGTTACTTTTATGTAGTAGATGGTGATGCAAAGGTCGTACAAGACTTCAAATTTGCTCATACAGCAGAGGAAAGAGATACAGTACACGTTTACCATAGTAAGAATCCTGTTAACGATTTAACATATGGTTACGGCGGTATAAAACTATTGCCTACTACACTTACACATAACATGGATACAACTACTACAGATATGACTACAAGTATTAGTGATAAATTTAAAGTAATAGACGAAGTTAGTAATATTACAGCGTTTGATACAGATGCTTTTAGTACTTGGAAAAGTGCTTTTAGAGAATGTGCAAAATTATCAAGTAAAACAATAAACAGACAAGACGAGGAGGAAACTAATGCAAGACTTAAAACTTGGACTACTTATGCTACTGGAAGTTATAAGCGAGATGCGTTACGAGGTGCTAATGCTGGTATGCAGTTTGGCCTTTCTAACAGCTCTGATCTTAACTTAATAAATGATTTTGATTGGTTGAAAGGACAATTTAATGAGTAGATTATTTGCTTTTGGATGCAGTCATACTTACGGTGAAGGCCAAATAGACTGTCTTAATAGTCAAGGACCAAATGGCATAGTAATGGCAGATAAGCCTAGTCAGTATGCTTGGCCAACATTGCTAGGAAAAATGTTAGATAAAAAAGTTGTGAATTTAGGACGCCCTGGGTGTGGTAACAGATACATATCTCAGCAAATATTAAACACTACTATAGAAAAAGACGACATTATAGTTATATTATGGACAGAGGTCAACAGGTCAACAGTATTTACATCCGAGAGTATAGAACTAGCAAAAGTAGCAACGAATATACACCCTACAAGAAATAACAATGTGTGTAAAAACTATTATAAATGGATTCATGATCCGTATAATAGTTTTCTTGAATCATTAGAAGCTGTAAATTTAGCAAACTATACCCTACAAGAACATCGTCATGTGTATAATTTTAAAGCTAATTTTAATTCAAAGTTAGGCGTTAACAAGACTGATATCGAATATGTATATCCTAAATGGAATAAAGTAAATCTAATTAATCAGTCTTTATATTATGTTGATTTTGCATCTGATAATGATCATCCCGGACCAGAATCGCAAAAGTTAATTGCTAGAGATATGTTAAAATATGTAAAGGAAACAAATTAGCTATGATTAACATTGTTGTAACAAGCAAACCAGTTGACGGCTTATTCTATTACAGTTATGAATACTGTGATATGCTTAACAAAGCTGGTTATTCTGCACAGGTTGTTGTTATAACACATCGAAACTTTACTAAAGAAGATTATCTAGATTCAATTAGCAACAAATATATACATTGTCAAAATATAATTATTGACGATTATGTTCCGGCACTAAATGATATTACACTTATTATGGGCCGTAGTATGATGACACTTAGTTGGCAAAGTTTTAATGATTATACAGATATACAAAAACGTATATTATATCGCTTGTTTGATGGTGATATCATTAGCGTATATTCTGAAAATCATGTAGATGGTTATCCTAAGGCTGTTAAGTTTTATAATCCTAAACAAATAGTAGACCTTTGCGATACCGAAGTTTATCCTAATGGCGCTGGCGCTCATTTCGAAAAAACTATTAATTTTAGTATATACAAACCACACAAAGATAACATACAGTTCAAACACTTGTTTTTAGGCACAAACCCAGAATACTATACTAGTGTTGAAAAAGTTATTGATAATTATCCTGACCATGGGATCTTGACATATGATGAAAAGTATGTTAATATAAAGAATAATAATATATTTGTACCAGTAGAAAATCTTATGAGCTTGTTTGAAACATATGTATACACCAAAGAAACATTCGATCCTGCTCCAAGAATTTTTCAAGAGTGTAAATACTATGGAAAAGATGTAGTGTACCTTAGAGATAAAAATATACAAGACGGTGGTAGTGTATATTGGAGGCGTGATTGTAAAGAACCAGATGTAACACCTATTGTAAAAGTAGTGGAGGAATTAAATGAAAATTAGGCCAAAGTGTTTAGCATTTGGTGAAAGAGATCGAAAAGGAGCCGCTTACACTAGTGACGGCTTTATGTTACCTTGTTGCTGGATGGATGATCCTCCTGTATTAAATCATATTATTAAGGCAGGATTAAAAGACCCAGAACTTGCTTTAGCAAATAATGAAAAATTAGAAGATATCTTTACAAGTGATCAATGGGAAAACTTTTTTCAAAAACTTTACAATGCCCCAGATGAATGTTCGTATATGTGTAAGAAAAAGTGTGGTGTTGAACTTACAGAAGATGAGCATAATATTCGTAAACTAGAAGAAAAATTAGAGAGTGTAAAACAACGTGTCGGAAAGAATTACTAATAATTACGTAGAACAACAGGTATGGTCTAGGCCTAACCTAGACATTTCGCATCGATGTATTTTGAAATGCCCACAGTGTATTCGTCAAAAAATATCTAGTCAAGATCAAATACGTAGATCTTTTGATCTAGAAGAAAAAAACTTTCAAAAAATATTAGATTATTATAAAGGTATTACATTTTGCGGACAAATTTCCGACCCTATATATCATCCTAATTTTTTAAAATTTTTAGAAATGTCTGATGGTAAGCAAGTACGTATTGCTACTAACGGAAGTGGACAATCTTTAGATTGGTGGAAACAAGCATATAGTTACGGTAAGAACACAAACGCTTGGTACTTTGGTGTAGACGGTATTGATAAAAAGAGCGAACTTTATAGAATTGGATCAAACTTTGAAAATGTCTGGGAAATGATGAAACTAGGCAGAGACCTCGGGCATACTATTGTTTGGCAGTATATTATATTTGGTTACAACGAACACGAAGTTGACCGTGCTATAGAAATTGCTAAAGAGGAAAACTTTGCTCTATTATTTGTAAACACAAATAGAGGATTTAATCCTGATAATCCATTGTTAAGAAAGAATGTAGATTTTAAACTTACATCTCCAGATAAAAAACATTTGCAAGATCGGGTTAAGAAAGAATGGATTGGGCATATGTCAAAAGAACTTGAAAACTGGCGTCGGGCACCATGGAGTTAATATTATGATTGAAGATTCTCTTTCACGAAGAGCCCATGTATGGAAATACTGTGAAGATGTAATACCTACAGAAGCTGAAATTTTTGAAATACTGCAAACTGCATATCCTCTTGTTACATCTAAACAAAAAGCATATGCATACAAAGCACATATACTAGGACCTAATAAGGCAAGAAGCAGAAAACTTTGGAATATGTGCGAAGGTAACAAAATTCGAACTGACGAAGAAGAATTTGGCGACAGTGACGAAGCCTATAGATCTAACCCAGGACTTTATCATATATTAAGTGCTCCTTACACTATTATATATACTCCTAGAATAGCACCACCAAACCCTTTTCATAAAGGAAACTTTGAAAGAGAAAAATCAAAATGGCAATTAGAAGATCCAACATTTATTAATACACGTAATAGATCTTCTAACTCCATAGAAGTTGGTATGCTTGCTAAAACAGTAACCGGTGCTGTATTAGACAGAGGATGGGATTCTTCGTATACAGTTTGTCTTCCTAAAAATATGGAGGACTGGAAAGATTTCCCCTACATAGATTTTTACCCTGACCTTATACAAACTATTGGAAAAGCTGAAAAATATAAATGGCAGTTCTATCATCCAGAAAGATTAAAAACAGATACTGATGCTCCATTTGAAGATATTTTTAATTTTGTTGATAATAGTCAAAGGAACACAGCATGACAGCATATGATGCTTGGGATAGAGAATATCAAGAAAACAAACAAGACTATTTAGAAGTGTTTGATCGTTTTATGAGTCAAACAAATTATGAAAATAATGAGGACTTTGAAAGTGGTTTTGCTGAACGTGTTGGGCGTAAACATTGTGTTAGTGTAGCAAGTGCTACAGACGCTCTTCATTTTACACTACTAGCACACAACATTGGTCTAGGCGACGAAGTGCTAGTAACAAATTTTAGTTGGATTTCAAGTTCAGCTTGTGCTAGTATGGTAGGCGCTGTTCCTGTGTTCTGTGACATTGATTTAGATTCATATCACATTAGTTTAGATAGTGTTAAACGTATGTACAGTGATAAAGTAAAAGCAATAATTTATCCACATCTATTTGGTAACATGACTGATACTACAGAGCTACAACAATTTTGTAAAGACAAAGATATATTGTTTATTGAAGATGCCGCACAAAGTTTGGGTAGTAGTTTACATAATATAAAAGCAGGTACTATTGGAGATTGTTCAGTATATAGTTTTAACTCAAATAAAGTTATTGCTGGCATCAATGGTGGCGGAGTTGTATTAACAGATAACGAAGATATTGCTCGTCGCGTAAAAATGATTAGACGCCATGGCAAAGACAAAGACTTTAGTATACTAGGATATAACAGTCGTATGTATGTGTTAAATGCAGAAATTATTAATTTAAGATTAAGACATACTGAACGTAATCAAGAACGCAGACAACAAATAGCACAAGAATACAATACAGCATTTAGTAATTTACCTGTGGTAACACAAACAATGTCAAATGGGCTTAACCATAACTACCACAAATATGTAGTCCGTTTCAAAGACAAAGACACAAGGAAACGTGTAAAAACTGCTCTAAGTGCCAGTATACACTACGAAACACCTTTAAGTGCTAATAGTATGTACGATAGTATAGAACACAGGAGAGACGATTGTATGCAATCTAAAACGGCATCTGATACTGTTTTGTCGTTGCCCATTCATGCTTGGCTTACTGAGGATGAAGTAATAAGTATTATTAACAATGTAAAAAATGCTTTATAGATTGAAATTAAGGAATCAACGTGTCAAAAATATACGAACTTTTTAAAAAACGCAGACAAATAAGATGGGCATGGGATCAAGAACGTATTCCTAGTAAGGAACTTATCCACAGTCTTATTGAAACAACTTTTGATGTGGCTCCTTCTAAGCAAAATTTATTTCCATTTAAGATTCATATTATTGGTCCTAAAAATAACAAAGATAATCACATAGTAGGCAAAATTTGTGCTTTATTTAAAAATGGATCAGTAAATCAATGGCAGATGGAAGAAGCGCCTCATCCAAATCACAAAGCACCTTGGGTGCTGATATTTGAATTGCGGAAGTGTGAACCAAATGATTTTATAGTAAAACACGGAACGAAATACAAAGGCGGAGAAAAAAGATTTACACAAATAGATGAACGATTTCGCGGACCTACCAATAGTAAACTTGCCTGTATCGAAGTTGGCATGTTTTTAAAGATACTTGCTGGTCAGTGTTTAGAAAATGACTTACAGATCAGTTATATAAAATCATTCCCAGAATGGAGCTGGAAAGGTATAAGAAATGAATATCATAAAGACACTAACAAAGGTTCTGGTATAGATTGGAGTGCTTTACCTTATATAAAAGAAATGCCTATTATTGTAGCACAGATTGGCTATAAAGCAAACATTGCAGATATGCTTGCTACAAACATTGATAATCCAAACGTGCCTCTTCTTGAAAGAGGAGCAGAAACAAAACCTGCTTTAGAAGATATTATCAAATATCATTTAGAAGAAACTGACGAATAATATGATAACACTTGAAGAATTAAAAGGATCAGAATATAGAACAGTAGACTTTTACTTGTCAAAGTCTTGCAACAAGTCTTGTCATTATTGTACTGCGTGGACTTTAGAAATGCGATACCTACACACAGATATGGATCTAGTTCGTACTATTCTAAAGGGACTTGCTCCTTACAAAACACGTATCTGTTTATTAGGCGGCGAACCCGGACTTATTAAAAACTTAGATGAGATTATAGCAGAAATTAAAAAATATCCTAATCTAATTCCACAAGTATTATCTAATAGTTTAGTACGTAAGTTTTATCCACACATACTTGAAGATCCTGAAGTCATCTATATTGAACACTTAATATTAGACTTTTACGAAGATAAAATTGAAAAACTAGGAAACTATGATTGGTTTAAACCTAACGACTTAAACAACTATAATCTTATTATTGAAACACCTGGTTATTTTGCATATAGAGACAAGCACGATATAAGTCATATTGATCATAAAAATACAGAATTTAAAGAATATAATTCACGTTCGCCTGATTTCTTTAGTGATCACGAACTTGTACAAGCACCTGAATTAGAAAGACGTATTTGTGCTAAGTTTCCTCAAGTACCTGTGTTTGATTTTGAAATACAAAAGATTAGACATTGTAGTAGAAAAGCAATTAACGGATCACGTGAGTTTGATATTACAGTAGAAAATATTACTAAAATGATGGAACATGACTTATTCCAGTTTGAAAAATATTGTACAGTGTGTATGGATATTATTCCGCCTCGACCTAAAGTACGTAGGCAGGCAATACTAGAAAAAATAGCATTAGAGGAAATAAAATGAAACTATTTTCTGTAGCACTTAATATGCACGACCATAATACGTATAACGGAAAGACGCATTTACAAGTTGAAAGACATACTCGTAGAAAGCATAACTTGAACACAGATCCGCATGACGGCAAACCTAGTAGAGAATTCTTTGAACAGTATGTAAAAACAGAAGATGAAACATTATGCTTTACAGTTTCTAATCTTGGACAAGAGTTTGTAATTGATCTTATTGAAGAAAAGTTTGGTACAAAAGAATTTTTAGATTTTAAACCTACTAACTTATGGGACTACCATCAAGGGCAAGACTTTTATTATATTGACCATCATCAAAGTCATGCCGCATACGCTTTTTTAAGTTCTAAGTACGAACAGTCAGACATACTTGCTATTGACGGTAAAGGTTGGAAATTTAATTGCGTGTTTATCGACAAGCACGGACATATACACGACTTATCAGATAAACTATCAATTGGCGGATTGTGGAACAGACTATCACAAGACTTAGGATTTGGTTACTTAGGTGCCGGTAAAGTTATGGGTCTAGCAGGTTACGGTCAGTACGATTATCAAATACATGCTTTAATTGATTATTATATGAACAATGACTTTACACTACCAGAATGGTCAAAGAAAGTTTTAGATAGACATTTAAAAGAAGATGTTGCTTATACACTACAATGGGTAACTGAAGACTTAATCAAAAAATATGTGTATCCTTTAAAAACTTGTGACAACTTATGTGTAGCAGGAGGTGTTGCATATAACGGTTATGTAAATGAAATGTTTACTAAACATTATACTAATGTACATATTCCGCCAGCAGTTGGTGATGAAGGACAAGCACTTGGCACATATATGCATGCCGATTATGTACTAAACAAAAATATACACTTACCTAAAACAGCATCAGGTAAACATTTTGATTATGTGCTATCTGATAATTTTATTGATTTGGATATAAAGAAAGTTGCACAAGATATTGCAAACGGAAAAATTGTTGGATGGTTCCAAGGGTTATCTGAAAGCGGTAACAGAGCATTAGGAAATCGTAGTATACTTGCTGATCCTCGGAACCCTAACATAAAAAATATTATTAATACTACTATTAAAAAGCGTGAAGACTTTAGACCGTTTGCTCCAAGTGTGTTAGAAGAATATTACCAAGAATATTTTGATACTAATCAACCAAGTCCGTACATGAGTAGGATTATGCCAGTAAAATCAGATAAGATTCCAGGTGTAACACATGTAGACAATACAGCAAGAATACAAACAGTTAATCGAACACAAAACGAAAAGTTTTATGATCTTATTAATGAGTTTTATAAAATTACTGGAATACCAATGTTACTGAATACTAGCTTTAACTGCCAAGAACCTATTGTAGAAAACCCATACGAAGCATATGAAACTTACGAAGAAACTGCAATTGATATACTTGTAATAGATAATAAGATGGTTAGCAAATGATAGATTTACAACTATTTAAAAATATTATGGCTGAAGCTAGGAACAATTCAACGTTACTAGATTCTTATAGCCCAAATCAATTTAAAGCAAAAGAAAAAATAGTAGACAATGTTAATCAATTTGTAGATACTAACAGTGAAATTGTAATTTTAGGTGGATGGTACGGCAGTATATTAGTTCCGTTTTTTAAACATGTAAAAAGAATTACAATAATTGATTTAGATGATACTGCTATAAGTATATCTAAAAACAGGTTGTTTAGTCATTATAACAATATTGATTATATAGCAAGTGATGTGTTTGACAAAAAAAGACACGGAAGAATTATGAACGCTGATCTTATAATTAATCCTTCTTGCGAACACATGCCTTCTATGAAAACGTTAGATGCATTAAAAACATCTAAAGCATATTTTGCATTCACTTCAAACAACATGTACGATATTGAAGGACATACTAACTGTGTAAGTAGTATTCAAGAATTTAAAGATCAACTGCCAGATAATGCAACCGTGACAGTTGAAGACGAAATAAAAGATTCACGTGGCATTAGGTATTTAATAGTAGGTAAATTATGTTAGACTTATATCAAAATCTTACAGCATACGGTACAGTGTATGAAACTAGATACACAATGTCTAATGTAGACAAGTTTGTTGATTGGACAGAAGAAAATTTTGACTATGTAAGATATAATCCTCGTAAAGAAATTGATAGATGGGGACTAAGTATTACAAGTCTTGATGGCGGATTAAGTGGTACACCAGACTTAGATAGTCTTCCAAATTATAATAAAGAAAATAACACACAATATTACGAACAACATTTTAAAACACCTACTCCTGTTTATGATTTTCCTAGTGTTAAAGAGGTTCTTGATCCTATTAAAGATTATATATGTAGAACGCATGTATTAAAACTAAACAGCGGCGGATATTTTCCTCCTCACAGAGATTTTACAAGAGACATTTTTAAAACATATAGACTTATTATTCCTTTACGTAATATTGAACCACCTTGTTTTAATTTTGTTATAGAAGATAAAATACAAAACTTTAAAAACGGTGTTGTATATTTTGTAGATACTGCTAAGATGCATTATCTTTTTAATGCTAGTCAAAACCCTAGCTATATGATTGTTGTAAATGTAATCATAAACAAAGAAACAGTGGAGTTTGTTACAAACAATTTTTTATATCCATGAGAATAGAAGTAATACAAGATAAACATTTAGAAATGTTACAAGAATTTTGTAACAACTGTAAAGAATTAGGTTATGTAAACAATTCTAGTTTTGAACAAATGAGGCTCCTTTGGTGTAAGGAGAACGGAGAGTACTGGTGTGCTATTAAACAAGGAAAAATAGTAGCAGTAGCAGGATGCCATACTTTACCTGAAGTTAGTGATTCTGCCTACAGAATTTTATTTAGAGGTTGTGAACTTCCAAAATCAGATAATTTTAAAGGACTTGGAAAAGCACAGTGGAACAGTATTACGTTTAGAGATTTTGTTCCACAGTTTATTAAATATCTTCCAAATAGCCTTTTATACATTACTACAAATATTAATAACGACCATAGTAACGGTAGATCATCAAGGAATCATCGTACAATGACTTTAATGTCTAAGCAAGGCATATTAGACAACTGCGGAGACATGTTCTTAAACAACACTAACCAAACACTATGGCGGTTAAATACTAGTGAATACCTAAGACGTAGAGAAAGGATAGGTAATGAGTACGTGGCTAAATCCTAAACATTTAAATGAAGCAAAAACAAAAGCTGGCAAACCTACAGCAGGTTATTGGTGGCATTTTGGTTTGGCAATAAAAGAATTCTTTTTCCTATTACTAGTTTGTATAGGAAGTTTAATTCATGCAGTTTTTCCTTGGGTACTTGATTTTAAATTATTAGAATGGAGAATCAATAGATTAAAAAAACTTAAGAAACAACTGCCTGATGACCCCCAACTACAAAAGGTACATTTTGATGACTAACGTATTAGACTTAATAGCATATAAAAACGGTGAATATAAACCACTAGGAGAAATTGGACCAAGTATACTCGACTTTGGGTTTATTCATTGTGATGCTACATATGATGTAATGCCAGTTTATAACGGTAAAGCATTTTGTTACGAAAGACACTTAGAAAGATTTAAGAATAGTGCAGAACGTTACGGGCTTACTATTCCAGACGTTGATCCTCTAGAGATTATTAAAGAACTTGCAAAGCGTAATCCAATTGATAATGCATTTGTATGGTTTTTAATCTGGAGAGGATTCCCGCCTAGTGGTAATCCAAGAGACTTAGAAAATTGTCCTGTAAACTTTGCTATGTATATCAAACCAAGTTATCCTATAGCAAGTACACCATTAGTAAGACTTTACTTAGATAAGAAAACTAATAGAGTTAATGATGACTATTACGGACAAGAATATAAAAATATGGCTTGGATAGACTTAACAATGAGTCAACGCAACACACCAGCAGGCTATGATACAACTGTGCTTGTTGATATAGATGGCCATGTAACAGAAGGACCGGGATTTAATGTGGGTATTGTTAAAGATGGTGCAATCTATACAGCAGATAAAAATGTTTTAAAAGGCATTACTATGAGCGTAGTTGAAGATATTGCTAACGAAAATAATATTTCTTTTAAACGTATGCCAATTACACAAGAAATGTTCATGTCAGCAGACGAGACTTTTATTACAAGTTCAAGCGGTGGAGTAACGCCTACTACTGTAACTGGAGACGTTACACATTTACTAGTATCAAAATATAAAGATAAAAAAGAACAGTATGCTACAGAACTGTGATCCTTATTATAGAACCATTCCTTATGCAATAGGCAATTCTACAAAGCAAGAGCTTTTAGATATAGCTCTTACTCCTGATGCATTTATAGATATAAGTTATAAAATAAGTTTCTTTAAATTACCTAGTACTATACAAAAATTTAACACAACTGGTTTAGACTGTGTATGTCAAATATTAAAAGTATCAGAGTCAGGTAGTAAAATACACAAGGATAAAAATCGTTATAACGAATACGAAAATATATACATGCCACGTCAAACTGTAATTAGTTTTCCATTAACAGAAAATTGTGGAGAAACATGGTTTTATAATGACAAAGAAGAAAATGTTGCAAAGATAAATTATGACGGCTATGGTGCAGTGTTAAATACTGGTGAACACTTTCATAATGTTTACTTCACAGAAGACGATAATACTAGAATTGTTTTCCAGTTATGCTTTGAAGAAACATATAATGAAGTATGTACTTTGTACGAAGAGCATTTGAAAGGATTTGTGCTATGAACAACGATTATATTTTAACATTACCTAGTCTTTTAGATGAAGATTATATGAAAAAAATAGGTAAAGAAACTTTAACAGAAGAATGGTTAAGCATAGGTGATGTACAAGCACTCCGTAAATTTACAGATACAGTTACTATAGATGTTGAATCAGATCCGTATTTAAAAAGTATAAGAGACACATATCCTAAATTAGAATCTTATATAAAGTTATTAAAAATGGATAAAGGACAATGGCCTACTCATGTTGATACACAACGTAGTTGTGCAATAAATATTCCTATTCAAAATTGTGATGAAACTAAAGTCACACAAATGGGTAAAAAAGGAAAACTAGTAAAGAGTATTGTAACAACTTTTGGTGATGTAGAAGCTGAATGGCATTCACATCAGTATGTACAATATGTAGCTGACGCTGTAGTAGATTTTGAATTTGCATTACAAGGGCCAACTTTATTTAACACTAAGATTCCGCATGGCGTTATTAATTACACAGATACTCAAAGAGTTATAGCTACATGGTCATATGATGACGATTTTGATAATGCAAAAAAGGATTTCCTTAATGGATAATAAAAAGTGGGACGAAGTCTACACAAGTAAAAACATTGCTTGGGGTAAGTCTACTAGTACCTTCTTAAAAGAAGTAATACATATGTTTCCGGAAAAAGGCAAAGTTCTTGACTTAGGTTGTGGTGAAGGCAGAAATCTACAGTATCTTATTAATAAAGGATATAATGCTGTAGGGTATGAATTTTCAAATGTAGCAATTTCTCAAGCAGTAACTAAAAATATAAAACATAAAGATCTTATACAAGAAGAATGGAATATAGGTAAATTTGATGTAGTTATAGATTTTGGCTTTTATCATTTTTATCCAACAGATAAACAAAACGAATATTTTAAAAAGTTAGATAGTGTATTAAACACTGGCGGAATTTATATAAATGAATCTGCTAGACTAGTGGGAGATCCTTGGACAGGCGAAGATAATCCTTTAGGTTATAAACCCCCTCAGCTTCAGCGATCTGACTTTGATATTTTTGATAATTATAATAGAGTAGTTCTTAATAAAGGAGAATTGCCTGCTCACGGAGATTGGAAAACATATCTTTGTTGGCAAGCCGTATATAAAAAATGAAAAATGCAATAATTTTTAACGATAGTGGACAGGATCTTACCCGTAGAACTATGGGAGCATATAAAGTAGCTGATATGATGAGAAAGGTTGGCTGGACAGTTGAGATAATAGATTGGGTTGAGCATTGGTCAGATAAAGAGGTACAACAGTTTGTTGATCAGTTACCTTATAAAGTTACTTTGTTTGCCTTTGGTAATCTATGGATGACAGATACAACTGTCGTAAATAAAATAAGTTTTTTGAAAAAAACATATCCAGGTTCAAAGTTTTTATTAGGAGGACCTAAGCCATACCAAACAGACTTTGGTGCTGACTGTATGGTGTTTGGTTATAGCGAAAAAGCTCTTTTGCCTGTATTAGACTGGATGTTTGACGGTGGCGAACAACCTAAAGGAAGGTATCCTGAATGGGCACCTAATAGTTTGCTAGTAGATGCTAATCATATGTATGCGGGACTAGACATAGATAAATTTGATTGCGAATATCACTCTCATGATTTTATTGAGAATCATGAAGCACTAACATTAGAAACTAGTAGAGGATGTAGATTTAAATGTAAATATTGTAATTATGCATTTTTAGGAGTCAAAGAAGATTATGGTAGATCTGAAGATGATATGTATAATGAACTAATGCGTAATTACGAAAAATGGGGTACAACAAATTATATTATAAGTGATGATACTTTTAATGATAGAGATAACAAGATTGAAAAATTAGCGTTAGCTGTTGAAAGACTTCCTTTTGAACCTAACTTTACTTGTTTCATAAGATTAGATCTAGTTATATCAAAACCACATCAAGTAGACTTATTGATAAGAGCAAGGTGTTGGGGACATTTTTATGGAATAGAAACATTTCATCCACAAGCGGCAAAAGCAATTGGAAAGGGTATGCACCCTGATAAAATTAAAAAAGGGCTGTTATGGATTAGGGACGAATTTAATAATCGATTAGGTCTATATAGAGGCACTTGTGGAATGATAGCTGGACTACCATATGAACCTGTACAATCTTGGTATGATAGTTTAGACTGGTTAGATAAAAACTGGGAAAGTTTCTTCTATTGGGGATTACATATAAGTGATGATCCTGATACACAAACACAAAGTGACTTTAGTGTTGACGCACAGAAGTTTGGTTACTTTGAAACAAAAAATCAAGAAGTACTTGACTGGTCTATTGAAAAAGGATATAACGTTCCTTTTAAAGCTGATCCTATGGGAAGACTTAATAACAAGTTAGATAATAGAGCGTTAGTATGGGAAAATGATATTACTAATTTTAAAGAGGCATCATTGTTTGGAGAAATGTATCACAACAAATACTTTTTTAAACAACGACTTTCAAATTTTGATATGACTGAATATATAGGAAAGTTTCCAGAAGATAAAAAAGAACTGTTAAGTTTGACTTTAGATGAAATGTACTTAAAAAGAAAATATTCTTCTGTTAACAAAAAAAGAATAGAACAGTATAAACAACATAAACTATCTCTTTTTAAATAATTTGATTTTCTATTTGGTAATCGATATGATTATCTAAATGCGGTATTAGGTTAAAGTTAAGAACATATCTATCGTTATTGTTGTGAGAATTTACAGCACCGTGTGGCTTACCAGTATCAAGATAAAACATTTTATTTGACCTTGTAAAAGAATAATCTTTACCTAAAACTCTCCAAGTATAATCAGCACCTGGAGTAATACAAATGTGCATCCTAATTCCTCTATACCAAGGATAATCAATATGTGCAGTTTTTTCTTGACTTAGTAAATCGTGTCCAGCTTCTAGTTTTATTAATCTTATTTGTGTTACTTGTCCTTTAAATTTACTAACAACTTCATCTAAATAAGGAAACCAAGCAGGACTCTTTTCTGTATATTCAATATCTATTGGACTATCAATTGTTTTATGAGAATGTACATTACTTGATAATCCTTGCCCTAATGGGTCTTTAGAATTTAATGTTGATTTAAAACAAAGTCCGTAGTAGCCCGGAACCACATGTTTCCCTACAGGACTGTCAACAGTATATGGAATCATTTTAAAATTATTTAAAACATCTTTTATTCCTCTATCAATTTCATCTAAATTTACATCGTATCTATTGGGTAACCCAACTACATTATGTTTGCTTGGCTGGTAGTTGGTATATAGCTCTTGCCATTTATTCACATCGTACATGTACATATTTATAGGCAATAAATACTAACAGTTAAAAAAGAGAACCCTAATATGACCAAAGACATAGATCTTAACAATATGAATTATTACGAGCTCGAGCCAGAGAATAATTCGTTTTATGATATAGTAGTTGATATTACTCACCGTTGTAATATGGAGTGTAAGAACTGTTATGTTCCAAATAGATTTATACCAGATATGCGACTAGCTGAATATACTAAATTTGTAGCAAAATTACCAAAGCCAGTTATGTTACGCATTGTAGGAGCGGAGCCAACTCTTCATCCAGAACTTACAGAGTTTATAAGAATTGGATTTGAACACGGGCATAATTGTATCTTAATTACTAACGGACTTCGATTAGCTAGTCAACCCTTTGTAGATAAAGTAGAGGCAACTGGACTAAAACATGTATACATGAGTTTGAACGGTATAGATAACGATGATTGGTACGAACAGATAGATGAAATGAGATGTGCTACTAAAAAAATAAAAGCATTTATAAATTGTAAAGATAAGTTTAATATGAATGCAGGAATAATTTTAGTAAAAGGTATTAACGAAGAAGCTCCAAGAGCCGCCTTTGATTTAATTACTAGAGAAAAAGTTCCTGATATAACCTTGCGTTTTAAGAATGTAGGGCAACTTGGAAGATATCAAAAAGATGCTGACGAAAATTTAAAAATGGCAGATATGGTAAAACTATGTGCAGATCAATTAGGTTTTACAGAAGATTATATTTGGAGTCATTATGGTAAGCCTCATCGATATAGTAATGTTGTAGAACCAGGCACTATTGAGTTTCCATTAGATCCTAATAATAAAGAAAGATACAAAGGGCAATGGGTAAAGATAACCGATTGGGATACAGATAACGAAGTAGGTATTCCTGATCCTGGTAGTGTACGTAGAGGGAGAGTAACTAAAGATTGGAAAGTAGCACCTTTCTATGAGCATGTTAAGATGAACGAAGGCGAGTACTAATGAAAGTAAAGGATCTAAAGTTAGATTTTAGTGATGTACTTATTGAGCCTTGTGAGAGTGAGATTACTCTTACACGTAAAAGTGTTGACATTGAAATAGAGTGGTTAGATACTACAGCAACTCCTGTAATAGTATCTAATATGCTTAGTACTGGTACTTATAAGATTGCAAATATACTTACTCCAGAACGCATCTTTACATTCATACACAAAGAATATACTGTTGAACAGCATATTAATGAATTAGAAAAAATGAAAGATAGAAGGTTCATAGCTATTACTAGTGGTGTACGCTTACAAGATAGAGAAAAAACAATCGAAGTAATTAGTAAGTTTCCTGATATCGGAATAATCAATGTTGACATTGCAAATGTATATGCTAATATACAAGGTATGATTGATACAATAAAATTATATAGAGAAAAATTTCCTAACATACAAATATGTGCTGGCAATGTAGCAACAGCAAGTCCTATACAAAAATTTGTTAAAGCAGGAGCAACATTAATTAAAGTAGGTGTTGGTAGTGGCGCCGCCTGTAGAACACGTTCAGAAGTAGGTACAGGTGTACCGCAACTAAGTGCTATTATGGATTGTTATACAGAAGCACAAAAGTATGGTGTAGGAATTATATCTGATGGCGGATGTGTTACTGCTGGCGATATTTGTAAAGCAATTGGCGCTGGTGCTAAAATGGTAATGATAGCAGGTATGGTGTCTAAGTCAGAAGAGTGTGATAATATTGTAGAAATAGATGGTAAAAAATATATAAACTTTTACGGTTTAGGTAGTACAACTATGTACAATCGTACAAATCCAACAGAACAAGAGTATAGGCCTAACGAAGGTAGAGACTTGTTAATACCGTGTAAAGGGTCGATTAAAAGCATTTTAAAGCAGATACAAGGCGGTTTACGTAGTGTATGCACTTATGTAGGTGCAGAGAACATAACACAGCTATATAAGTGTACTACGTTTGTTCGTGTAAACAACCAAATTAACAACAGTTTGGCGAAGTATGAACAATGATAGATTATGCTAATATATTAAACAATGGTGTAGAAATAAGCAGTAGTGGTACTACAGGACCTGCTAAAAAGGTCTTTAGAACGCCAGATAACTTAAAGGCTTGTATTGATGTTGCTATTGAGGCTCAACAGCTTGTACGAAGCTCTAAGGTGCTTACAGTAACTCGTATGACACATGCAGGCGGCTTATTAACACAAACATTACCTGCTTATAGTATAGGTGCAGATTTTAAAGTACAACAATTTAATGCTTTTACATTTTTAAAAGATTTTAAAGATTACACACATACATTCCTCGCTCCGGCACAAATGACCGCACTTATGAATACAAAAGGATTTGAAGATTGTGATCTTACAGGCAAACGTATACTAGGAGGAAGTGATCCTGTTAGTTGGGAAATGGTTGAAGCATTTGTAAGTAAAGGTGCTGTTGTACAGCCTAACTGGGGAATGAGCGAAATAGGACCAATTACTATTAATATAGAATTTGATAGCATTGATAAAGTACAACACGTAAAATCAAAAACACCAGAAGGTTATACTATATTAGGAGATAAATTTTATTGTGATTGGAAAATAGTCAAACACGAATTATATGTAAAAGGACCGACTAGTATATATAATGATTGGTATGCTACTGGAGATTTAGTATCTCTTGATATGGGTAGACGGATGTACTATCTTGGACGAAAGGAAAACATATGAAAAAGTGTATGTTCAAATTTGATTTTGATTATGATAAAGAAAAACTTTTAAAAGAATCACAGTTACTAAATTATACACCTGTTAATTATAATAATTTTTTAACACGATCATCTAATGAAACTAACAATGATAATCTTTCTTTTGTTGAAAAAGACAAACAATGGTGGGATAAACAAACATCTTGGAATGCATCAAGAGAGCCTAAAAGCAAAAATGCTAATCTTTCTGAAAGTAAACGTATTATAGAATTATTCAAAAAAGTTTGTAATACTGATAAAATTAGACCTAGTTTCTTAACTCAAAAAAAAGATACAGAAGTTTTATTACATATTGATCCAGGTACATTATGTAAAATCAATCTTGTTTTGCAAGGAGGTCAAACTCCTATAAATTTTCAAGGATACGGAGACGAACTTTACGAAGTAGCATTATTAAATATAACGTTGAACCATAGTGTACCAATTCAAACAGACCAAGATAGAATATTATTTACACTACGTTTTACACATCATAGTTATAACTATGTACGTCGAAATCTACAAAATTATTTTAGGAGCAGTAAATGAGACCATACTTTGAATATGTAGAAGGTATAAACTTTTCAGAAGAAACACGCAAAGCACTAGCAGAAAATATTCTATCTAATGCTGAAGATTATATTCGCAGTTCAAACGATCATGCTAACAAGTACGGAAAGTATGATTGGAATTGGTTTTGTCCAAGGGATTTAATTCCTACACAACTTATGGACGAAGTAGGAAAACTTTTTAAAATAGATGTAGCATATGAAATACTAGGACAAACACCTTACACTGACGGTAAGATACATATTGATCGTAAAGTAGAAGGACTACCTCCTAGAGTAACACTTATTAATTTTCCTATATATCCATTTGATATGAATACATACGGACCAACAAACTTTTTTAAACTTACGTCAGGAAAATATTCTGATTACGATAACGCTGTATTTGAAAAACAATGTAGTGTTGACTACAAACATAATAAGCCTGTAATTTTTAACTTACAAGAATATCATAATGCTGTTAATGATACAAATGATTATAGATTTAATTGCCAGTTTACAACTGGTTTAGAATTTAATGAAATTATTGAATTGTATGATAATAAAGAATTATTTAAACTAAGTTAACCCAAGCACTGTTTTCATAGCCTTGGAATTTATTATCAGTAGTATTGTAAATAACCATTCCGTTTGCGGCTGTAAGTGCATTACGTTCTGTAGTTGTCATTGATCCAAACTGTACAAATCCACCTGAAGTTACATTACCTGCTGAAACAAGATCGTTGTTACCTTTAATACGTAATGCTTCACCGTACGTGCTAACTGCCCCGTTTCTAGTTCTAATAATAATATCAGCATCAATATTTACTGTGCTTGCTGAATTGATAACAGTAGTCATATTTGCTGTAATCATATTATTGCCCGAATCATCTAATGCTGACCAAGCAAAGCCGCCAATACTATCTCCTGCTAGAGCAGTTGTTTTGTTGGCAATAGTACCTCTTGCTTTATAAAAACCAAATTCGTGTGATATAGCACTATCTTGTACGTTTCTCAATTGAAACGTTGATAATGGAAATGATCCGGGTACAGTTGTGTTATAATAAAACACATTTGGGTTAACACTTTTTGTACCAATATCAATATTGTTGTCAAATGTAGACGCCTGCATAGCATTAATTTTACCAAGCAACTCACCTTTAACAGCATCTACTAAACTTGTACTGTCATCACTAAATAATGAACCAACTACATCACCGTTAACATTACCAACTACGTTTCCAAAGTGTGTACCTGTTGTAGTACCAACTACGTTACCTGTAACTGATCCTGTAACATCACCTGTTAAGTTACCAACTACATTAGTTGCTGTAACTGAACTAGTTACTACTGGTCCTACAATTCTTCCGTTTATAGCGTCAACTAGGAGCGTTGAGTCATCACCATAAATGTTACCACGTATGTCAATTGCTGGATTATCTGTTGCCGCCCAATTTGAACCGTTGTATACAAGGATCTGATCGTTCTGTGCGGCTAACGCTTGTACGTTACCTAAATCTTCTAAATTCTGTGTTGATACAGATACTGGAGTACCACCTGTTGTGGCTCCGTCTCCAACAAATACTTCTTTGCTGTCTGTTGTGTAAACAAGTTCACCTTCAGCTGGTACATAACCTGGACTGGTTTGTAGTGCTGTTTTGGTGCCTCGTTTGATTCGTAAAGTACCCATGTAATGCTCCTAATTCATTGTTACATGTATTTATATCAAAACTACGATATCTCTACTTTTTCTTTTTAGTAGGATTCTTTAAAAATGCTCTAGTTTGCTTTTGAACATCACGTTTTACCTTTGTTGTATTTAATCTAAAGTCTACATGCACAATATCATCGCCGTATTCGTTAAACAAATCGGCGATAGTGTCGTCTAAATTTGCGCCTGTACTACGTTTAGCATTACAATCTATCTCCCATATTTTACCTTTTTTAAACTCGATACGTATCGAATGAAGATAATTTATGGGTATAGTCTGTATATCTATATCTCTAAAAACTTCAGGCCAGTGTTTAATTACATCATCAGGTAGTGGCTTTGGCACTAGTTTTCTTCTTTGTAGTAGGAACAAGCTCTTCTGCTTGTGCTCTAAGCGCCTTTGCTTCTTTGTATAGTCTGTCAGCATCACTGCGATATTTTGCGGCTAAATCAGCATCAGTTAATACACCGTCATTAGGTGCTTGTAAATTAGCGGCTTTTGCTTCAGCTACCACTGCCGGATTTGTTGGCTTTGGCATTTCACTAACACTACCAGCTTCAGTAATACTTTCACCTGGTTTTAGTTCATTGGGATCTTTAAGAGCCAAGTCACTAATAGTAACACCTCTTTGATCTGCAATAATTTTGTTAAGTTCATCTAGACCAATTACGGTTGCAGTGTTTGGTGTCATTTCAATTTCACTCATAGGTAACGGTTGTAATTTACCTGTGCTATGAAACCTTGCTAACATGTTAGCACCATCACTAAGTTGAGTTCTTGACATTACTTCAGCAAATTCAAATGCTGTTTGTGCCGAATTACTTTCAACTGTTTTAATTAAGACATCGTGATCTTCATCTCTAAGTGTAGCAGTATCAATTACTAAAGAATTCACAGGTGGATTTTCACCTGGAATAACTCTGTATGCTACTACAACTTTACGATTATTTTTCTTAAGTCTGCCTACGTGTTTAATTTCGGCCATTATGCATCTCCTTTAGGTGCTTCCGCTGGAGCAGTTCCTTCAGTCTTTGCTTTTGCTTCTTCTTCAGCTTTCTGGACTGTTTGTAGGAATGCATCTAATTTATTAAATGTTTTTCCAACTGCTTCCATTTCGTTTGCTTTGAATGCGCCTCTTTGTGATGCGACATCAATAATAGATCTTAGTACTCCAAGATCTTGTACAGTAAGTTCAACCGGTGCTGTTGATACACCTGCTTGTGGTGCTTCACCTGCGGGTGCCGCTTGAGCTTCTGCTGTTTTATTTTCTTCAGACATATTGTTTACTCCTTGTATGTATTATATATGCACTTAATATTTATTTGTACTTCAAAAGTGGACATGCTAAAACGAAATAAGAAAGCTCTTTTGGGTCTTCAAACCCTGCTCTAAGAACCGTTTCAATCTTATTTTCTTTAGTTAATCCTATCACTTTTTTTAGAAAGTATCTCTTTTTTAGATTACTATCAATCCATTTAGAAATAGCATTTTCTATATTATAAGTGTGTGGTAAGTCTATTGTGGTAAGATGTGAAGACTCATAAGATAGCCTTCTTATCTCAAAAAAATCTTGAGCAGTAACTCTATTTTTAACGATCAACGTGCCTCCTCATAGTGAGCAGTTACACCAAACGGTGCTTTAGTATTCTTATCATGATGTCCATGTATAATGAATACTGTTTCGCAGTAGTCTTCATCTCCCCAACTACCAAATGGGTATCCATCTGTAAACATAATAAACTTCTTAGGTGTTATATTATGTTCTTTCATATATTCCCAATTAGTCATAAAGTCAGTACCGCCACCGCCTTGTATATCGTAACTAAGCAAGTCCTCACCGCCATCTGCACTAAAGTCTTGTTCATTATATACGGCTGTATCAAATGTCCATAACTTAATATTATAATCTTTATATTCTTCCATAATGCCTTTAATCTCACCTAAGAAATCTTTAGCCTGATGATCACCAATTGAACCACTCATGTCAAGTCCAATAGCAACATCAATTGTATCCATAAAGTTCATACCTGGAAGTATTGCACCAGTATGCCAGCCTTTACGTGAAGGACGACTAAACGTATAATCGTTTCTAATTGTAGATTGTATTTGCTGACGTAGTAGTTCACGCCAGTTCATTTTAGGTTCTGTAAGTTCTTTAATAATACGTTGTACTTCTGCAGGAGTGTTACCAGCACCTGCGGCTTGTGCAGAACTTAACATGTTTTCTTTTACTTCGTCACGTATCTTTTTAAGTTCTTCTTTGGTGTATGTAGGACGACCTTCGCCTTTGCCTTCTTTGCCACCGCCTTTGCTTTCGTTACTACCTTCTGATTCTTTTTCCCAGTCAACGTGTTCATCAAGTAAATCACCAAGTGCTTCTAAATATTCTTGACCTTTTTCTTCTGCTTGTTTAAACAAGTCATCATACACTGCTTCACTCATCCAACCATCATATTTAAAGTCTTGATAGCATTGTACAATCTTAACCATTTCACCAATACGGTCACGTACTAATGTATTGTTTACGATGTAATCACATGCGATATTGTGTAGTACTGGAATACGATCTTCTCTACGTGTAATATGATCGAAAACACAATGTAAAATCTCGTGTGCGATTACAAATTCTATTTCCTTATTGCTCATAGCATTAAAGAATTGTGTGTTATAATATAAATGTTTGCCGTCTGTAGCGGCAGTAGGACACCAATCATCACAGTTTTTAACAATAAGCCTAGTAGCCATATTGCCAAAGAATGGGTGTCTAAGTAGTAAACCAACACGAGCAACAATAATTCTATCAGCTACGTCTATTCGCATTTCTGCAAGTTCTTGCTCAGTAATGTCTGGATTAGGTTGAAAACCTTTTGTATCTATGCCCATATTGTGTACTCCTTGTGTGCCATTTTATACTTACAGTATACAGTATTTAATACCATTTGTCAACAGTTTTGGTAAAATATTGGGCAAGGTCTTACCAGCATAAGCCGTTGCCTTGCCCAATATCACCGTGCCTATTAGGCACTCTGTGCGGCTTGGATATACTTACCAAAACGCTCATGGAACTCATCAAAACACTCTACTTCATCTGGGTCGATTGGAAGTGAGTATTGTGTTAGAGCTAGTTTGATACCCATAACAACTAATTCAGTATCAAAGTTATCCATTGCAAACCTTAAGAAGTTATTTACTTTGTTGTCAAACTTCTTATCGTTTTTATCGCATGCGTCTTTAAGTTCATAGCAAAGTGAAACAGTCAAGGAATACATGGCACTGATTTCTTTAGTTTCACAATCCTTAACCTTACCTTCAAGTATGTCAGTAGGGTCAGGAAGTTTTGAAGCAACCTTACGATGCGCCATAAACTTAACGGCAAGTCCTTCGCCGACAGAACCACTTACCAAATCGGTAGTGGTGTTCTCATCATCATCGTCTTCGATAAGCTCGGAAACAAATGACCAAGAACGAGGTGTAGCAAACGAACGACTTGGGCTCTTTGGATCAAAGTCATACAAGTCCTTCTTGCTAAAAGTTAAGTAACCAACAACATCTTGGTGTATGTCGTTGTCTACTGCCCACTGGAACCAGTCATCAAAATCAACTGCTAGTTCTAAGTGAACAAATCTATTTGCTAACGGAGCAGGCATTCTATAAGTAACACCTTTGTCAGCATCTCTATTACCAGCCGCAACAATCAAAACATTGTCTGGTAATTTGTATTGTCCAATACGTCTGTTAAGAATAAGTTGGTAAGCGGCCGCTTGTACAGCCGGTGCCGCAGAATTCATTTCGTCTAAGAACAAAACGATGTAATCGAATTGTTTAGCAAACTCTTCCGTAGGAAGTTCTTGCGGTGGTGCCCAAGCCATTACATTATCATTTGCCGAATAGTATGGAATACCTTTAATATCTGTAGGTTCCCAAAGTGACAAACGTATGTCAATTAAATGTGATTTTTTAAGTTGTTTAGTGATCTGTCCAACGATATCAGACTTACCAATACCTGGAGGTCCCCACATAAACACAGGACGTTTCTTTTTAAAAGCTCGTATAATGCTTTTTTTTGCGCCATTAGGTGAAACAGTACGTAGTGCAGTATTTTCCATATTATATTCCTCGTTTGTTGTTATCAGTGCCATACTTTATTTCTAAGTATGTATATATTATACGATCATTAACTTCGAAAGTCAACCACTTTTGGACATTTTTTATAAATTATTTTTTTGTACCATTTAATAGAACCTATGCGACAGACGCCTAAAATGTACGATTTTCACGTCTAAACGGCTCTTAAACTGCATTTAACGTTTTTCTGGGGTGTTTGTATGTATTAGACTATAAGACCGTTATAAGAGCATTTAATGACGGTTTATTCGTGCCGTTTCATAGCCTTTGTAAGTCCGTACTTGCGTAAGTCCCCACTAAAAAGGTGTAATTCCATGCTCTTTTTTTCGTCTGTAACCCATATACTATATGATGTTAGATAGTAAGGACATGTAATAAATTGGTCTAAAAATATATAAGTTTGTGTTGTAAATTTAAAATCCCTAGGAAAAGGAATCTCGTACATCTGAATATCTAAATTTGTACCTAAAAAATCAAAGCCAGCTTCAGTAAGTCTTAGTCCGCCTGTTGATTTGCCTCTGGTGTTCTGCCACCAGTCTGACATATACTGTTTAACATTAGCATCACTGATAGCTGTGTCTGATTGTTTCAGAAAGACTTTAGTATATGTTTCTTTCCAGTTCATTCATCTGTAACCAGTTCACCTGAGGTAAGTTTATATACTGCAAAGTCTTCGCTTCTGAAAAGGTCGTTTAATTTTTTTGCTAGATTATGTGCATGTCCTGGATTTGAAAAAGATACTTTTTTGTATTTAGGTCCAGGATAGTTTGTAATTGCGTTTGACGTCTTTAGATTGAATGGAGCACCTTTAAAAAATACAGCCCAAATAGCTTCGGCTTGTAAAACTTGCTCGCATTTGTAAGATGCTTTGTCAACATTCTCTAAAATAATCGTTGGTTTTGGTCTACTCATATGCGTATCCTTTTAATTAACTACGCATATATTTATCTTTTTTTATTAGAAAAGTGCTACTATATTAAACTTGTTGAGTGTTCATATAGTCTATTAGAATCTTAACATCATCTTGATTAATACAAAATACGTGTTGTATCTTGTTTGGATTACCGTCATACTCTTGTATTAACTTTTCAACTAGAGTTGGATAAAATTGAGGATCTGTTATAGTACCTGTACATAAATCTTCTGATTCAAATGTAGGTTTTGTAAATAGATAAGGGTCGTTTTGATTTAAAAATAATACTAATATAAACCACTTCATTTCCAGTCTCCACCGCCGTCCATAGTAACTGTTACAGTTTCATCATCTGCACTAGATTTATTATCAACGATAAGTTTTTCTAGTCTTCCTTGATGATTTGCCATTACAGTTCCTAAGGCGTATACAAGTGCTTTAGCTTGTGCTAGTGGAATTCTGATTTCTTTTTGGTTAGTAGTTTCAGCAGTCTTTACAACTTGTATAAACTGTTGAATTGGTATAGTATTAATTGGTTCGTTTGTTTGCATCTGAAAGTTCCTGTCTCATTGTAAATTCAGTTTTAAAAGGACCTTTGTAATCATACTTTTCAAGTGTGACTAGTTTAGGACAAAAACTTCGTACCCAACCCTTGTCAAAGTGAATAATGTAATATCCTGCCGCATACAAACTCTTAGACTTTTTACTTTTAGTAAAGAGAGGTAATTTCTTTTGTACATTGTACATTACATTGTAAGGTGTACTAGACGTCGAAAAACCGTGTATTTCTTTAGTAGCAGAACTACCATCTGATATAGTTGCTTTATCATAACTAATACCACCAATAAAACTATTAAATGATTTAATATCAGTAAAGTAATCTGTTCCAGATGAACAACTATACATGTATCTTTTGTCTTCTTGTTTTGATAGTGTACCAATACGTTCACCATCTTTTTCTACAATCCAAAATTTGTTCTTTAGGATTGGCTTTGCCTTAATTGTCATTCTTGCCTCCATGTTATGAATACCTCGCATTGAGTGGATCAGCATATAACTGAACATTGTCTGCAATCCGTTGCATATCGTGTTTAGCACAAAATTTCATTAAACGCATACCTACTTGTGTAACTTCTTTTGCAACCATGTTGTCTTCAATTACATCGTTAATAATACTTCTAATGTTGCCGGGTTGTGCAGTTAAGTCACAAAGGACAACGTTACGTTGATAGTCATCAAGTACACGATGTTCTACACCTTCGTGATCAGTCCAGCGTTGTAGCATCATGTTGTTCCAGTTAAAGCCTTTATTGTCTTTATCTTCAAATGCTTCAATAAGACCAACTTTGTTCTTAGTACCTTTTGTACGTACACCAGGGTATGCACTAAACACATTATCACTTGTGTCACCACGCATACACTTTTCAAACAACATAAATTCTGGATTAGGAGCAGGCTTCGGCTCTTTAGTTTTCTTGTCAATAACAGGTTGCCTTTTCTTATCGTCAAAGTAACCTTCATGTGAAATAATTGTATTACTAACACCATTGTACTGTGTTACGTTCGGACCAATAAGTTGTGCAAAGTCACCGTCAGTACTAATAATAACATGTTTATCATTAGGATGTGCTTGTACCCAACCTGCAATAAGATCATCTGCTTCTAGCTCAGGGTGTTGCATCACAGTACAATTAGTCTTTGTAGTTACAAAGTCTTTAAACTCATCGAACATCTCCCAAAACACTTTATCTTCTTCAGCTTGCGATTCAGTAAGTGCATCACGTGCAACCTTTCTATTTCTCTTGTAAGGTTCGTAAAAGTCTTTACGCCAACTGCGTCCTTCTAAACAGAACACAACATGACTGCCATCAAAGTCAGCCCATGCTTTTTTAATACTGCTTAGTGTAATATGAAAAGCCATGCCTATCTTTGTGTCAAGATCACCACGTATTACATGTCTTGCACGAAAGAATGTGTTAGCTGTGTCTACTAGAATATATGTCATTAGTTTGCCTTTTTGTAATTTATAGTAGTATTATAGCACCAGATCTGGCTTATGTCAAGCATTATTTAACTTCAGCTTTACCATTATCGTCTGCTTTACTAGTTTCAATATATCCCATACCTCGATCAGTTTGTTGACCGTCTTCTTCTAACATCTGTGTAGCAATAGTTCTAAACCATTGATCAACAATATGCTCTGGTTGTTCGCCTGAGTATCCTGCATCAATAAGTTGTTCAATAAACTCATTGTTCCAATCGAGCTCAAAGAAACCGTTCTTAATGTTCTCTGGATTCACTTGTGTATCTAGTACTGCTACCCAAGGCTTCTTATCTTTAGTTGCTTGTGCTTTTTCTTTTTCAAGAATAGCTCTACGTTGTTCTTCTGCTGTAAGTTTTTTTACTTGTTCAGATTTCATACCCAACGCTTTTTTTACTTTATCTAACATATATTACCATCCTGCCTTTCTTATTTTATCTTCGTTAATAGGTGCTTTCATAGCTTTTTCATGTTGCTTATTTTTGTATCGTGCATCAAGTGCCCCACGCATTTCCGAAGAGTGAAATGTGTAGTCTTGGGGTAAATCTCCATCCTTCTGCCATACACGCTTCAGCCACGTCTTTAACGTTGAGGGCATATTCTTCACTGCGTCCACCCAACGGCATAAGATATACTGGACATTGTACCCCGGCACCTTGATAAGCACTGACAGCTCTTTTAACTTCATCAAAATCATCTTGAGTAGCGACAACAAACTTAAGATAGATGTCGCTATCAGTAACAGTGTTATACTGCTCAGCCACATCAGGCTTAATAGCAGTATCCCAAGGTTCTCCGCTAACACTAAGTTTTGGGGAACAAGACCAAGTAACTTGGATTCTGTCTTGATCGTTGAGATAGTTGAAGAAATCGTTGTGTAAGTGTTGTGTAGTATTTGTTTCAAATGTAACATTCCTTAAATCCTGCATACGTGGATGTTCAAATAAATCGATGTAGAGCTTTTGCCACGCCAATAAAGGCTCTCCACCTGTCATGATCAAATGTACGTCTTGACCATTATCTTGTACCCACTTACCGTTAGGAGTAAGTGATAGTAAATGTTCAACAACAGCATCAACACCTGCTAGTTTGTTAAAGTGTTTAAACTCAGGATAGATACTTGCATATGTATCACAGCCTGTGTGTATAATAGGCAAGTCGTTAAATTCTTTTGTAGTTTCGTGTACACCTTGATTGATAAGTTCCATTACTTCTGCGTTATGTTTCTTACCTGCTTTGTGTTGCTCCCAACGATCACGTTTTTCGTCTGTACCAAAGTTCATACAACGAAAGTTACAACCAAAGGTACGTAAGAACACACTAGGCACTCCTACAAATTTACCTTCACCTTGTACACTATAAAATGCTTCTGAGTATCTTAATTGTTTTTCTTTACTTTCCACAAGCAAACTCCTGTTGTAGTTTAATGTTATCCATAAACTCTTTCTTAGTACCTGCGTCATCTTTAAACGCACCTTTAAGTACAGTTGTTTGTGTAAGACTACTGTGTGCCTTAATACCTCTGTTCTCAACACAACCATGTGTTGCTTGTACATAAACACCTAAGTGTTCTGCACCTGTTGCTTTTTGTATTTCACGAGTAATGTCGTTTGCAAGTTCTTCTTGTAGTGTACCACGTTCAGCACACCATTGTGCAATACGTGTATACTTAGATAGTCCAATTAATTTGTCAGCGGCAATAATACCAATGTACGCAACACCTTTTACAATTTGATGATGATGTGAACACATACTTGTAAGTTCGCTTCTAACAACTAACATACCTGCATAACGGTCTTCACCATCATTTGGAAATGCAGTTGCGGCCGGCATAGGATCATAACGTCCTGCCATTAATTCATTAATATACATTTTTGCTAGACGTTTGCCAGTTCCCATACTGTTAGGATCATTATGCCTATCAATCACAAGTGAGTCTAGCACACTTTCAAAGGCTACAGTTGCTTCTTCAATTAGTGCTTCTTTGTCACCGTCTACTAAAACATCACTGATATTGTCACCAGCCCACGATCTAATACCAGCTTCTTCTAGCCTTGTTTTAATTTCTTCACTTTTGTTCATTTACTTCTCCGATGTTAAGGCAGTGGATTGCCTGTAATAGTTTATATTATACAATATATTTAGGTCTATGTCAACCTTTTTTAACATAATTTAGGTAGTCTTTGGCAATCAATTCATGTATATTCTTAGTATAATGCTCGCCGTCGACTCTGTGTTCGTCCGTTTCTATGTTAATGGCCTTTGCTAATTGCAAATAACCTTCTGCGGACGATGATGCTTTTGTACCTGCTTGCCAATCTCCGTAAAGCTCAACATTGTCAGGAACAAATACTCTATTGTTAATCGTCCATTGATACCATTTAATATCTCGTCTAGCACACATAGTATCAATTGCTAATAAGTCTAAACAATAGTCTTTGTATTGTAAAGGTGTTACTAGCTCGTGCCAAAGTTTTGTGTAGATATACTTTTCATGAAAGGGTTTAAAGTCTGCTTGTACTTTCATATCATCAAAAAAGAAACCTTTGAATTCTTCATAGTTCTCTTTTCTAACTTGATCAATCATTTCAATGTAATTTTCAGTTACACGATGATCTGTATATCTTTGTATCTTTTTGTCTTTTGGTTGATTGTCATCTAAGAATAAATCTACATTTGTGTTTTCACCAACATCTAAGTTACGTGAACATGCAAGTAAGAATCTATTCCAGTATGTACTTTGTACAAATACTTCATCAATGTCGTCATAACGATCAAGCATTGATTTAACCCAGGCAGGATATTTTCTATTACACCCGCCTGGCTGGCTGTAAATAACA